TTAGATTACACCGTCCATTAAACTATCGAGTTTTTCGACTGCTGCACGCCGTCTTTCTTTGGTGACGTGTAAATAAACAGCTTTAGTTGTGTGATCGCTACTGTGGCCTAAAAGCTTTTGAATGGCTTCTAATTCCACACCCGCTTCAGCCATTAAGGATGTATATGTGTGTCTAAGAGAATGTGGTGTTAGAGGGTAGTTTATACCCGCGGCTTTAAGTGCATCAGTCATGTAATTTTCAGCCTCGTATAAACGGAGTGGGTACCCCATGAGATTTCCCTCGGTAAAAAAAATGAAATCCGATTCATCATTAAACCATCTTCTGTATTCCATTCTAAATTGATTCTTCCAAGCGATTTGTTCTTTTATAATTGATATAACTCGTGAACTCACATCAATTTTTCGTATAGACGATTTGTTTTTAGGGGTATTCAACTTATAATTTTTCAGTTTACCTGGAACGTATAGTGTTTTTGTGATTGAAATTTTTTTATTTACCTCATCTACATCTTTTAGTTTTAGCGCGCATAATTCACCTATACGCATTCCTGTGTAAGCAAGCACAAAAAGTAATCTAAATGCCTGAGGGCTATCAAGTTCTTTGGACTTTTGTAGTAAAATAGCTAGTTCTTCTTTCTCTAAATATTTAGGCACGTCGTCGTTTATTTCTAGTTCTTCAACAGTTTTAGAGAAGGAAGGGAGGGTCACATACTGGGTTATGTCTTTCTTTATAAGTTCTAATTCTAAAGCTTTTTGGTAAATCATTTTCATTACTACGTGGAAATTCATGATAGTGCTCTGTGATTTATTTTCATTATTCTTCAAATCGTTTAGTTCTTTTTGGTATCTCGCAGTGGTTAACTCTTGTAATTTCAATCCCCCAAATTTCTCCTTAATCTTTTTGACGACACTTTTCCTGAGATCCACAGTTCTTTCTTTGACGTTGGTCGCCTTATACAATTCAAGCCATTGATCCGCAAATTCATTAATTAATATTTTTTTATTTTCTATATAAGTGCCATTTAATATTTCTGCATCAATTATTTTGCCAGCGTCCGCGGCTTCTTTAGCGCTAGGAAATCCGGGAGTCTCTTTTTGAACCCTGTTACCGTTTGCATCTTTAATACTATAACGGTAGTGAAATTTCCCGTTTTTCTCCCGAACGTTTTTGTACTTTTTAGCCACAGTTCTCCTACCTCTCCCTTAGTCTTTTTTAATTGAACGTTCCATAAGCAAGTTGAACATTTTCACTTCTTCGTCTGGAAGGGAAAGAATTAATTCAATTGCTTTCCGTTTGTCCTCGCTTAATTCGGCGGTATCAATGTTAAGTTTTTTTTCGATTTCTTTGTATGTATTTTCAAATAAAAGATCGTCGATAGTTACGTCTAGTATCTGTGCGATGTGGTCTACTTTGCCCATTCTCGGTTCATTACGTCCGCTTTCCCAATAGCCAACAGTTACACCTGATACTCCAATGCGTGCGCCAAGTTCTTCCTTGGATAACCCTTTATTCTCTCTATACTTTTTTAAATTTTCCGCAAAATTAAGTTTATTCACAATAACTCTCCTCAAAATTAATTTGACTTAATAGTACCACTAATAAAACACTATTTCCACATTTTTTCTAACTTATACTTAAAAAAAACGGTTTTTCCGTTGACATTTAACTTTAAGTTAGATATAGTGAAAACACGCAAGGGGGGTGAGCATATGCCGTACCGTCGCAGAACACTAAGGGAGTGGAGAGCTTATAGAAAGCTATCTAAAACTGCTGTAGCTGAAAAATTAGACATCCATACAAGTACTTATACGCGTATGGAGGATCGTCCTGAGACTATAACGATGTTGGAGTCAATGGAGCTAGCTAAGGTGTTTGGGTGTGTCGTTGGTGAAATCATTTTTTTTGAAGAAAATCCTAACATAATGTTAGATGTATCAATTGGTTCCTAACAAAAGGAGGGGAAGAGAATGGAACATTTGCCTTCGATTCTTACTGTAGAAGATGTCATGGAGTATTTCAGAGTAAGTAGACCGACAGTGGCTAGAGCAATTAAGGCAAGGAAACTTAAAAGCTATAAATTGGGCGGTCAAAGACGAATAAAATTGGAGTGGCTAAAAGAGTACGAGGATTCACTTATAGCCTCTTCTACTGAGGAAGGAGAAACAGTATGACTCAATTAGTATTTATCGAAAACGGACGAGCCGTAACTGACAGCTTGATAGTAGCTGAAGAATTTTATAAAGAACATCGCAACGTTCTTGCTGATATTGAAAATCAATTAAAAAAGTTGGCTGAAGCTGGTTTGGAGGAATGGGGGGTGCTGAACTTTCAGCAGACCCAATATCAACATCCGCAGAATAAACAATGGTATCCCAAATTTGATATGACAGAAGATGCCTTTGCGATTGTGGCAATGTCATACACAACCCCGGAAGCAATGAAAATGAAGGTGAAGTTTCTTACCGAGTTTAAACGGATGAAGGAAATGTTACTTAATCCGCCCGTTCCTGTACTTGATTCTAACGCAGCAATCGCCATTGCACTGAGACAGACGGCTGATGTAATGGACAAGCTTCCACAGATTGAAAGTCGTATGGACAGGATTGAGAACACTACAACGATTGACTATGGACAACAGCGAGCCCTTAAAAAAGCTGGTAGTTCGAGGGTGGTCGGTTTTCTTGGAGGAAGAAAATCAGCAGCTTACAAGCACAGCGGCATTCGTTCTAGCGCATACTCTGCTTTGTGGAACGACTACCAAGAATACTTTGGTATTAACTCTTATAACAACACATTGAAGAAAGATTGTGAACGTGGATTAAAGTATGTAGCGACTTGGACGCCACCTAACAATCTGTTGATAGAGATTGAAGAAACGAACGGTCAGAAGTTATTTTAATCAAATGAAGGAGCTAAATACGATGGGAAACAAGAAAAAGTCTCTGCGTGACCTTGTTGGGGAAATCACTCAAGAGGGCAAGGTAATAACTTTTGCCCAATACGTACGTGGGTTATCTGGCAGTGAGGCTATCTATCGTGAACCTGATTTTTTCAGAAAGATTTTAACAACAGCGCTTCAATCTGGGGAATCAGATTACTTGGATGTTCAAGAAATATTATCCCCTATTGTAACGGAGGTTTTACTGGATACGGTACAGGTGGACCATAAGGCATACATTAGCATTGTTGAAGCTGTTATCACTGCTTACGATCGTATGGCTGCTGGATCGAAATCCCTCTATTAAGAAAGGAGAATGAATATGTACGACGTACAACAACGTTTAAACGCGCTTGAAAATATGTACGATACATTGGCAAATAATCCAGGTTGGGTGCATCCCGAAGTATCTCAGGCATCTTTTGGATGGATGCTTAAAGAGATTTTAGATCTGCGTGTTGCATTGGGTGTCTCATGATTACTTGCGGATGCGGAGCTGAGGCAAAGTATTTGGTATATGAAGACAACCAACCACACTGCAAAGAATGCATGTTGGATGCAGTTGAGTGTAAAAATCAGGTGCTTGTGAGGGTGATGGATGATGCATATGCAAACTCGAGTCAAGGGAAGTAATAGCTATTCCGATCTACAGGCATTGATGCAAGTTGGTGGACAAGCCGTCGAGAAAGAAAATGGAACAGTGATGTTTATATTCAGCAGTGACATTGCTTATCGGGAATATCGCCGTATTCGGCGGGAACAAAAGGAGGGAATGAAACGTGAAAACGCCGTTAGAACAAGCTATCCAAACGCTGGAGGAACTTCAAACTGATACGGAGATACGTGGTAAATCGCTCAATAACATCGTAGAGCCATTGTTAATTTTTCGGGATGGCAAGTTGCAATATGTGCTCGAAGCGCTATATGACGTGCGTAATGCGTTAGAAAACGAAACAACTCTGGCTGCAACCGGAGTCGAATCAGAAACTTTTAAATAAACATTTGTGGTCACTATATCAAAATTTTAGGAGGCTGTAAAGATGCCAGATAAATTATTAGTCATTCATGACAACTTAAATAAAATGTTGGATGAAAAAAGCGAAGCGATGCCTACTAGCTTTAACAAGACAAGGTTTTTGCAAAACTGCATGGCTGTTTTACAAGATACCAAAGATATCGAACAATGTGACGCTAAAAGTGTAGCTAGAACGATGCTTAAGGGTGCATTCTTGGGTTTGGATTTCTTCAACAAGGAGTGCTACGCAATCCCTTATAACGAGAATATAGGCACTAAAAATAAGCCTAGATGGATTAAAAGTCTACAATTCCAAACGGATTATAAAGGCGAGAAGAAACTTGCTAAGAAATACAGCACACGCAGAGTTAAGGACATTTACGCAAAGCTGGTGCGTGACGGCGATGATTTTAGGGAGGAAATCGAAAGCGGACAACCAACGATTAATTTTAGACCACTGCCATTTAACGATGGAATTATTAGAGGGGCGTTTGCTGTTGCGCTTTTTGAAGATGGTGGAATGATTTATGAAACCATGTCTTTAAAAGAAATCGAGAAAACAAGGGACGATTACTCTAAACAGTCGACTGGCAAGGCTTGGACAAAAAGCCCAGGGGAAATGTACAAAAAGACTGTTTTACGCAGACTTTGCAAGAATATCGAACTTGATTTTGACACCATCGAACAGGCACAGGCTTTTGAGGATTCAAGCGATTTTGATATGAACAAGGAACTGAAGCCACAGCAGCAAAGCCCATTGAATCCTAATACGACGATCATTGATGCGGAGTATGAGGAAATAAAAGAGGAACCAGCCGATGGACCTGAACAAGAGTAATTATTTTAGCCCAGAAGCGGATCGGCATTATATGTCTGTCAGCCAGTTCAAAAGTTTTCTGCCAGCTTACGGAGGGTGTGAGGCGGCGGCTATGGCTAAGATCAGAGGGGAGTATGCTCCCACACCACTAGTCGCTTTTATGGAGGGCCACTATGTGCATGCCTGGAACGAGGGGGAACTTGATAAGTTCAAAGAGGACAACCCTGAAATGTATAGCAGCCGAGGTCCAACAAAAGGGAAGCTGAAATCCAACTTTGAACATTGCAATAAGCTAATAGAAGTTCTTGAGAATGATCCACTGGTAATGAAGGCGCTGGCTGGCCAAAAAGAGGTCATAATGACATCTGAATTGTTCGGCTTACCATGGAAGGTGATGTTGGACAGCTATCAACCTGTGACGGGGATATTCGCTGATTTAAAAGTGTTGGCGGATATTGATGGCAAGTGGTGGAACAAGGATGCTGGAGTATATGAAAACTTCCTGCAGCACTATGGTTACACAATTCAGATGGCTGTTTACGCCGAAATCGAGAAACGTGTTACAGGCCGGAAAGATTGGCTACTACCGCATATGGTGGTCGTGACCAAGCAGAATCCGCCAGATCACGAGATCATCTATTTTGACTATGACATTATCGAGCAAAGTCTTTCTATTGTGAAAAACAACATTGAGCGAGTGAAGGAAGTCAAATCAGGTCAGACGGAGCCTGTTCGATGTGAGCGGTGCGAATACTGTCGTAAGACCAAGAAAATCGACCGGATTAAGCATTTTTCAGAATTGAACCTTTATTAAGAAAAGAGGAATTACATTGTTAAACCGAGTTATATTGATCGGCCGTTTGACTAAAGATCCTGAGCTAAGATATACGCCGTCTGGTGTGGCAAATTGCACATACACCCTAGCAGTGGACAGACCTTTCACTAATCAAGGTGGCGAACGGGAAGCGGATTTCTTACAGATCGTAACTTGGCGGCAGCTTGCCGAGACGTGCGCTAATTATCTGAAGAAAGGGCGTTTAACGGCTGTAGAAGGTCGAGTTCAAGTGAGAAACTATGAAAACAATGAGGGGAAACGTGTTTACGTCACTGAAATTGTGGCTGATAACGTCCGTTTCCTTGAATCTAGCAAGAATGATAGTGCTGGTAGACAGCAGGCAGGGACCAAAAACAACAACGATCCATTTTCCGATGATGGCAAACCGATTGATATAGCAGACGAAGATCTTCCTTTTTAGAGATTGGAGGTATCAGCATGATACAGTACGGCTTTAATCCAGCTCCTAAACCAGCCAAGAGCAAACGTGTAAAGCTCACACAGCGTCAAAAGGGAGATATAAGCCAACAGGTAGATAAGCAGCTTAAAGCACGGTCACACGGCTTGTGCGAGCTTTGTGACAACGCATTGGCTACTGAGCGAGCTCACTTAATCGGACGTAAGCATATTAACCATAAAACGAGAGTAACGGACTTATTACATTTATGTACGGCGTGTCATGATTGGCTTGATGAAACCCCGGAAGGAATACGGGCACGGAAATGCATGGCTATGCTTGTTCACAACACTTCCGAGAAATTCCCGGAAATTCCCGGAACTTCTGAGAAACACACGGAACCGAAGGGAAGCGTTAGAGATGGCTGAAAAGCGAATGATTTCAAAAGTGATATCAATATCAGAAAAAGTAAACATGTTGCCTGAACTTTTCGACATGCTGCTGTTTACATGGATGATTCCACATACAGACGATTTCGGTCGTCTGGCGGGATCGCCTGCAAAAGTGAAAGCTTTAGTAGTGCCCATGTTAGATAAGACACTGGCTGAAATTGCTGATTCTCTAAGGAGATTAGACGAAAACGGGCTGATTGTTTGGTATGAAACGGAAGGCGAAAAGGTTGTTCAGGTGATCAATTTTGAAAAACATCAACAGGGATTACACAAACGAACGAAGTCTAAGTTCCCGGACATTCCGGGAAATTCCGGGAACTTCCCAAAAATTCCTCCTGAAGGGAAGGGAACTGAACTGAAGGGAACTGAAGAGAATAGAACTGAAGAGAAGGGAAGGGAACAGATTTCGCCTGATGGCGACAGCAGCCTTAATCCTTATCGGTATTATGAAAATGGATTTGGGATTATGAGTCCAGTTGTTCGAGACAACATAGACGACTTATCAAAAGAATACGGTGATCGTTGGCTTTGTGAAGCTATGAAAATAGCAATTTTAAGAGGCAAACGAAATATGGCTTATGTCCATGGCATTTTAAAAAGCTGGCATGCTGACGGAATAGACGAGCCTTGGAAGGAGGAACAAACGAATGAAAAGTCTGAAGGATCAATTAAAGGGTCTCAGTCCCGAAGAAATGGCGGCAGAACTGCTGAAACGGCTGAGAGCGAGTTCGCCTTCCTCGACCGACAAAACCGAACCGGAGCCACCGAAGAACCACCACCGATGTGAAAAATGCCGGGATGAAGAAGGTTTTCTGATCCGTGTTAAAACCGGAGACGGACCATTTGATTACCGGGACGACTGGCGAGATTGCGAGTGCAAAAAGGAAAGGGTGGCAGAACGGATGATGAAGTCAAGTCGGATTACACCAGAGTTTCAAAAGAAAACATTCGGGAACTTTGTACAGGAGGGCAGACCGCATACGGTTGTGGAAGCCTACAACGCGGCGTACAACTGCGTTAGAGATTTGGATGACCAAGGAGTACCCAATAGCAGTATAGCGCTCCTAGGGCGTCCCGGATGCGGCAAAACGCATCTGCTTATGGCAGTGTCAAACAATCTATTAGCCAAAGGAATACAGGTGCTATATTTCCCTTTTGTCGAGGGGTTTAACGAGATCAAAGCCAATCTAGACACGCTGGAGCAACGCATACACCAAATGCAACAGGCGGATGTGCTTTATATAGATGATTTATTCAAGGGCCGGGAGAAGGCAACAGACTTTGTAATTGAGCAAATGTTCGCCATCATCAATTATCGCTACCTCGAGCGGAAGCCAATTCTTATCAGCTCTGAAAAAACAATAGCTGGCTTATGCGAGATTGACGAGGGCATAGGCAGCCGGATCAATGAAATGTGCCGTGAATATCTAGTGGTGCTTAAAGGTGGCATAGAGCTTAACTATCGGTTGCGTGATGCACTCCAATAAGAAGGGAAGAAGATACGGATGAATATTTTAAAATCGCTTGAGTTGACAAAGGAATACGCCATCTGCCCGAAGTGCGGAAATGAAAATGTCGGGAATGGAGAAGGCGTTCTGAGAATCGAAGAGGACTCGTTTTTTCGGGCTTGCAAATGCGGTTGGTCGGTATCTGTTGAAGGAGAGGGGATAGAGGAATGAAAAAGGAGATAGAAAAAATCATTGAAGACCTGAAACAGGAACGGGAAGAGTACGGCGAAAGAATTGTGTCCTTATCCTATGCTTATGACAGCGCACTAGAAAAGCTTTGTAATTTGGTTGGACAAGAGTTTGTAGCTTACGAGGATAGCTATTAATACAGCCCCTAAAGGGCAAGGAGAGGAATAAGGGATATGGAAATGACAATCGAAAGATTCACGGAATTGCTGGACGAGAAGATTTTTGAATTGGCTAAGGAAATGCGTGATGAATATGGACTTCATAAGCTTGTAATCAACCAAGACTCTAACTATGTAAACGGGACGATAAAAGTTAAATTATCGGAACGTGCCAATGGGGAGGTCTGAACCATGTATAAGATAAAAGTCCATTTGAGAAATGGCAAAGAAATTGAAATCTGTGCTAAGGATTTTGAATTTGAACGGTCTAACGATGGTGCTAGGTTTTCAGGATATAAGTTTGGCGGTATAACCTCGCACGCTAAGTTTGGCTTTGATATAGCTGAAATTGTTGCATATGAAGCATGGGAATTGACCGTAGATAGTCCAGCTAATGAGCAAAGGGAAGGGGTTGGGAAAGTTGGATAAGAAGATACAAGAGATACGTACAGCACTGGCAGAAGCTACACCGGGACCGTGGGGGATAGGTGCACCTTCTCCAAGCGGTGCTATCAATATCGGAGCCAAAGGGTTACTCGTCGCTCAATGCGCAAAAAAAGAACAGGCTCATTTAATCGCTAACGCACCAACTTATATATCCCACCTCCTACAACAGATAGATATTAAGGATAAGGCGCTGGAGTTTTACGAAGATGAAATGAACTACACGGAAGCGATAACTGTTCCGGGGGAAGAAGAGAGTTTTTTGTTAATCCTTGAGGACAAGGGGCGTGTAGCCCGTGCAGCTTTGAAAGGAGAGGATACAAATGAGCAGACCCATCAAATTTAGAATGTGGGATTTTGAAAATAGAGAAATGATTGATGGCGATTCATTAGCTTTTGAAGAATATGCGCCAATTACCGATTTGCTAAGTCAAAAAGGAATTATGCAATATACCGGACTAAAAGACCGTAACGGTAAAGAGATATACGAGGGAGATATTGTAGAAGAACTTGATTATAGCGATGGGGCATATTTCCCGAAAGAAAGACAGCCTAAAAAAAGAACTGTCGTTGAATACGATATCGGATTTGTTTATGCGCGAGCCGCGTACAACTTGCGTGGACGTATGGAGAATGACCTATACAATGGTGAGGTAATTGGCAACATCTATGAAACCCCACTGGAGGATACCCCATGAATCCAATAGACGACTATGACCTAATGGACAAAGACTGGGACGAATTCATACGTAGAGGAATGGCAGAGTTAGAGTGGGAGAAAGCACAGGAGGCAGAGGACGAACGTGAGACCGTTTGAAAACATGACCAATTCTGAACTGGTCATAGCAGCTTATGACGAAACTAAAGATTATGATTATCGAATACTTGCACATGAAGAAATCTACCGGAGGGCAGGTGTAACGGATGGCACGAGAAGAATACAACAAGTTGAAAAACAAGCGTAGGAGCATTTATCTGGCGTGTGAAGAAATGGACTTTACATGGGATCAGCACCAAGTACAACAATTTGACGAAATGTGGTCATCGGGAATTAGTTTGCAGCAAATTGGGGGAGAACTTGGGCGTGACCCAGACGAAGTAATGATGTTAGCAGTAGACCGTATTAAAAAACGCTGTATAGGTAAGCGTCCAGGCGGAGCATTGGGGGCGATGGCATGATTACCTTCGTGATAAACGAACCTCCTATGGGAGCTGTCCGGATGACACAACGCGGCAAATGGACGAAAAAAAACGCTCAAAGGTATCTGGCTTACAAACAGATGATCGGACTTATAGCGCGGAAACAGTTCTCAGAGCCACTAGAAGGACCCATGGCGGTCGAAATAGGATTCAGATACCCGTTTCCTAAGTCATGGACTAAAAAGCGTTTAAGGGAGGCGCTTGAGTCTCAAGAACTGCCGACGATTAAACCTGATATCGACAACTGTGTGAAAGGCATTTTTGATGCTCTTAATAAAATAGCTTGGAAAGACGATTCTCAGGTGGTCGCACTGGTAACACGCAAGTATTATTCAGACCACCCAGAGATTGAGGTAAAGGTGTGGCAGATTGGTGAGGAAGCGCAAGGAATAATATAAATAATTCATATAACAACGTAAAGAGGAGTATTGGCGATGGAGAACAAGACTCTTAAATATATCCCTGGCTATTATCCATATCGAATCGACGAAGACGGAAAAGTATTTGCTCCACATGCGAAAACAGGTTTTCCGGTTTTGGTAAAAGAGAGCAATCGGATGGTAAATGTCCGTCAAGATGGGCGAGCAAAGAGAGTAAAAGTAGCTGAATTATACCGTAGAGCATTTAACAAGCTGCTTCCAGAGGATTAAATATATAGCCCCATAGGGGATAAGAAGGAGGGAACAGCCCTCCATAAGGGGGATAGACATATGCGTAAATTAAGCCTGTTCTCTGGGATCGGTGGAATTGATTTGGCTGCTCATTGGGCAGGCATGGAGACGGTAGCATTTTGCGAACGTGAGCCGTTTCCGCAGGCTGTGTTACGTAAGCACTGGCCTGACGTACCGATTTATGACGATGTATGTACGCTGACAGCAGATAGATTAAGGGAGGATGGAGTAATTGGACCAGGTAGAGCAATTGACCTTGTTTCCGCCGGCTATCCTTGCCAGGGTGAAAGTTATGCCGGGGAGCGAAAAGGCGCGGCAGATGACCGATGGCTCTGGCCGGAAACTGCACGCATCTTGGATGAACTCGAACCCCCTTGGTTTGTTGGTGAAAACGTTAGTGGGCACATCACAATGGGGATCGACACGGTATTTAATGACCTGGACTACTTGCAGTACACCGCAAGGGCGTTCCATATACCAGCTCTCGCCGTTGATGCGGACCATGAACGATATAGGGTATTCGTTGTGGCCCACTCCAACAAAAAGTCAGGACTACAAGCGAATAAGGCCGTTAGCGCCATCAGAGCGAACTGGGAAGCATGGGAAGATGCTCGTCGGCGTAGTTGGAGACCGATACCCCGAGTTGATTGGGGCATATCTGGACCCCCGGTTTCAAGAAAGTCTAATGGGATTCCCGATAGGGTGGACAGATGTTACGCACTCGGCAATGCAGTGAGTCCCTATCAAGTCTACCCCATCCTAGCAGCTATAAAAGCAATAAATGACAGTCTATAAGGGGGATACACCCCCTACTACCTATATATCAAGGGAGAGATATACAAAATGAACATAGAAAAGCCAGAACGTTACGAAGAAGCATTGGAGGTAGTGAAGGCCAACCGCAAAGCATCGGTTACGTTCCTCCAGCGTAAAATGCGTATTGGATATGTATGGGCTGCTAGAATAATTGACCGGATGGAACAAGAGGGCCTAATAGGGCCGTATCGAGGGGATAAGCCGCGCGAAATTCACATTAAATAGTTTCCCCCTACTACCTATAAAGGAGAGATACAATGAGAGTCATTTATATAAAATGGCACGCAAATTACGAGGAATTGAAGCTGGGTGAGACATACCAAGCCACACGTTATAAGCCGGGCTGGATGCTTATTGGCACGGTGCTCTATAGAGCAGGATGTTTCGAAGAGGCATAACAGCCTCTTACCCTACCAAATACAAATATCAAAGGAGCGAATGAACATGTTTACAGAAACGAATGACCGTAACCTGCTGCGTGAGATCGGATACGAAGAAACGCTGTTAGAGACGATGACGGATGAAGATTGTGAAGCAGAGGTACAGGAACTGCCGTACAACGCCTAAACAGGGGCCTTCTGGCCTCTTACCCTATACCCCTATAAGGAGAGTGAATAGATATGAGAGATATTAACGAGGTGCTCCATAGACTCGCAGTGACAAGATCGGGATGTCCAACTTTTGTGTTGGACGAGTTGGAGAGATTGTATGGAGAGGTATACTCACTCCAGCAGCAGGTAAATGGCTTGAACGAGGAAAGCCTAGCTAACTTCCAAACGGCTGCTGAGAGGGGTCGGGCAATAGCCCGGCTATCTGCTGACCTGGATACATCTGTTTCAAGCCAAATAGACATGACTGACAAAGCATACAGATACCAAAAGGCACTAGAAGAAGCCAAAACTGCCATACAGAAGAACTTAGCATTTGCTAACGGTAAGGATGAACAGGCGTTATTATCGGCGTTTAATCATATCAACAAGGCACTAGGGGAGTAACCACCAATACAGGGAAGGATGATAGATATGGTAAAGGATATGACAGACCAGCAGCTTAACCAGGCGATTGGTGAGTTGATGGGGTACACGGTAGAAAAAGAAGCGACAGGCGGCTACGCCCTTAAATATAACGGGAAGGATCAAGGCAAACGCTGGATGAGAGCAGTGTTTGCTTGGGAACAGGCGCCGGATTATTGCAACGATCCTGCCGCCTCTCTGGAGGTACAGGCAAAGGCTATAGAGTTGGATCGAGTAGCCTATGTAAATAGCTTGTATGAGGCATGTTACGAATTTAAACGAGATAAAGATTCTGGGTGGGATGCAATTAATATAGCATTTTTGCTTAACGCCACACCACGTCAGAGGGCAGAGGCTGCTTATATGACATTATCCAGTCACCCACTAAGGGAGGATATATAGATGCGAATCGTAGTGAGTAATGAGCAGGAAGCGGACTTAATGCGGCGCTTCCTAAACGATGGGCATGAACATAGCATTATGGATTTGCTGAAGTCAGAAATAGCGAAATATCCAGACGATCAGCCTGAACTTGAGGACGAGGATTTTCGGATTCTGGCGGAAGCTGTATTTTGGGATGGACCAATAATCGAAATTGATCCAAAGGAAGAAGAATTACGTTTTGAAGACGACGATTGGGTGACGGGAAAATGTATACACTGTGGTACTCACACGATTGGGAACGCCAATGATGAACCGCTGACGTACAGCGGATGGAAATGGCTTGATTCACCTGAAACAAGGGCGGAATGGCGTTGTGAAGAGTGTACCAGGAGATTATGCCCGGCCTGCTCAGAACATCTAATAGAGAATGATGAAGACGACGAATGCAAGGTATGCATGGGGGAGGAACAACAATGACAGATAAACCAGAGAGACTTATAAGCGCAGATAAGTTGCTTGAGTGGGCTGAATATGAAACTTGGGAATTATATTGTGACCTAAAGGCAGAAATAGAATGCAATACGTTTGATCCAGACCCACCACGTCAGCCAGATATACAACCGGGTGATCGAGTACGGCATAAGCATAGTAGCTTTAAGTATTACGGCATAGGCAGAGTAAAAGAAATAGCAGCCAGCGGTAAGCGTGCGTATGTAGAGTGGCCTGATTATGACCGTAAAAAGCTGTTATTCGGTCAACCCACACCAGCATATTACCTTGTTTCCAAACTCCAAAAGGTAGAAGGTGAAGAGGTATGACAGATAAACAACGTAACTGGCAAGAGGACATGAAAATGTGCCATAAGGCTACTCCCGGTCCGTGGGTCATTGTAACGGATGATTTCGGGGAAGATGATGTTTGTTATGTCCCAACCGAATTGAAGTCCAGAAATGGTATGAGGGTGGTATCGTATGAAGGCGGATTTGTTCCGATCCATGACATATGGAATGCAGAGCAGCTTTATGATAATGCGAGATTAATAGCTGAATCTCGTGAAGCCCTTCCTTACTGGCTCCAACAATATGCAGCACTTGAAAGGGAATACGAACGGTTCCAGAAAGCTGCAATGGGCTGGAATGATGATTTAACCGCCGCTGAGAAAGCATATGAAGGATTACAAGCGAATTGCGTAAGTCGTGGAGAGTATGAAGCAACATTGAAGAAGCTGGACGAAATGACCAAAGCGTATCACACTCTCCTGCAAGATAAAGGAAACACCCCATGATAAGAGCCTATACCTCTATATTATGCGCATTACTGTTATATGTGGGTGTAGTCAGTTCCTTATAGAGCACATCGAACCGAACAAATTAAGTGAAGGAAGGAATGTGCATGTCGGGTAACAACGATAAAGTGGCAGCCAAAACATATTGGGTGTGGACGCAAAAGGCTGAAGCAAAGAACCCAGCTCGCACCAAAGCAGGCGACCAAATATGGATGGAGCATTTATACGAAGCTCCACAATGGATGATAAAGGAAGGACTCATTCAGGATGCAGAAGACGCGCCGCAGGAAGGGCAGACGACTATATTTGATTTCATCTAGGAGGCGGTTATATGGAAACGAAAGATAAGGCGAAAAATGAAGTGTTTCAAATCGCATTCCCAGGCATGGAAATTGACGAGTACGCAACATTTTTACGAGTCGAAGGCGCATTAGAAAAAGCAGCAATTTATAAAAGATTGGGATTTGTTCGTAAGGAAATAAAAAATACTGCAACCTATGAATACCAGCCATCACAAAGAACAAATGTAATCAGTAAGCCAGCAGAAACAGCAGCAATTGCAAATGTTGATGGTTCGGATAGGCTTAAAAAGACGCATGATCAAGTCATGAAGGCAATAGACAGGCTTAGGAATGCTCATCAGCGGATCATAACAACCCGTTACCTTGAATCAGATGATGTTTTGGATGTGAATGTATGGTTAGAACTAAACCTTGCGGAGCGGACATATTACAGGCTTAAACGGGAAGCAATGTCCGAGTTGGCTTACGCTCTAGGACTAGAGGTTAAAAAAGAAGTATAACAATGCATGCCCTACTAGCCTAAATTGGTTGGTTGGGCATTCTTTACATTATACTTTCATATTATTGGTTGTGTTACACAACCTATTGTGATATATTTAAACCACAACAAGGACGTACATACAACAACCAACAAGTCGGGGATACCAAATGCGGATGAAAGGATAAAATAACATGGTTGAAAAAAAGTAACGCCGCCTCTCGAATACGTAGGAGCTGCTTGGGTAGCCAAAAGAAAAGGCACCACGCAGCAAAACATTACAAAGTCTGGTCTTAGAGCATTAGAGCCTGGTTATAGAGGTGCCATGATCCGTCCAGACGCTCTGTTTGAGGGGCGGCCTTTGTGGCTTAAAAGTAGGTTTAGTCATGATGATTCTAGAAAATAAATAGTGGCAGGGATTTGGCAGGAGAATGGCAGGGTATTAGGGTTTATCCATGTTAATATGTTAGTGTGATGTGGTGGCGGAATAGACGAAGGGCCGCGGTACACGCCTCGCCCACTTCATAAGATGAAACCTATATACTCAATGGCTGATAGCTCGGCAACAAAGAAAAGGTCAATCTGATGTCGAAATCATACTTTGAGGTGAATTGATTTATGAATGAGATTAAGAGCTTCTTATTTCAATCGATTAAAGTGTTATATTATGGTTACAATCAAAGATGGGATTGGGAAATAAAATTAGCAATAGGCGATGATGGGGATTATTACGGAATTGCAAGTTGTTCTTATCGGATGTATAACAATTACCCTTGGATACCAACCGAAACTTCCGACTTGGAGGAAGCATTGGAAAAAATGCGTAAACATTGCCTTGATATGATGTCGGAATAGAGGCGCCTAATGGCGTCTTTTTTGATTTGGATTCTTAGATATTAAGTGATACCAAACTGAGCAATCAAGATAGGGGATGTGAATGGTTGGGTGTAGGAGGCTGCTGTCGTATGGCTTAATACCAAAGCCCAGCTCTGAGAAAGGGAACTCGTTAAAACTCGCACGTTCCAAAGCAGTAACAACCAACTAACTTGAAACAGCTGTAAAGAGGGTCATAATACCCCATCAATAAGGGCAGCAGATTGTTCCGCACGTAATGCGGACTAAGTGAAACAAATACCGTTGGGAACCATACCGCAAGTATAAGGGAGTGGAAGTGGCAAGCGCATGACGGAGGGTTAGGGCGCAACTAAATAAGCAAGCATGAGGGCATCGGTATGCGGTGTCCTTTTTGCTATGTACAGGAGGAAACAAACGATGGCACAGAATTATGCGTATCTCGATCAATATGGCATCCTACATCTACACGATGAAGAGCATGCTAAACAGCACGGCAAGAATGTTGCTACTGAGCTGCAAGCAGACGAAAGCGGCTATCCAGTCGTAGAGGGCAACGGTGTAGTCTACTACAGCAACGAGGATGCAGCATACATCAAGGGCAACCGTAAGGATGGACAACGTACCAGTACACCAGCTGTAATTAAGCAGTTGGCTGATCAACTTAAGTAACACCTTTTTCCCGGCTTAGTCCGGGGATATGACACATACAGGATTATAGCGGTTCGATTCCGCTGTGTGTCTTAATATCTGTTTACGATTAAAAGAAACGTGCTGTAAAATGTCGGTTAAACACACCTTAGAGGATGGTACAGTCGATGATAATGGATCGTGAACAATTTAGAATGCGTTTGAAAGAGGGTAATCGCAAAGACTTGCCTCTTATAAAGATAATCGCATTCAAAGCAAAATACGCTAAAATGGAAGAAATGAACTTCAAGACACGGTTCGATAATCTCATGAGCGTACGTCTTAGTAACGCCCTGGCAAAAGAGTTTCAAGGGAAATCATTTCGAGAATTTGCTAACTATAAACCGTCTTATTATTCAGGGATAAGCAACATGGGCAAGTTGACGTTTAATGAATTTCTGAATGTGTTGTACGAAATGGCGGTTCCTATACAGTTAGACTACAAAAGTAGTGAATACTATACTGTTACTCAGCTTGCTAAAATACTGGTTGCTAAAGAAGAGGATATAATAAGGCAGTTAGAATCAGGTCGCTACAAAGATGCATTCATCAATGAGCAAGGTGAATGGCTGAAGCCAAAGCCGCCTGAAAATGAATACTAATATCGCAGTCGCCAATAGGCGGCTTTTTTATTTTATATTCCACAAAAAAAGGACGTGTTTATATGTCGAGAGATATTACAGGAAGAATGTTGTTTATTGAGGGAGAGAACGGGGAGCCAATTCCGGTAAGCACAAGTAATCCTATTCCACTGGGTGGCGGATCTGGTGGTGGTGCGGTAACTACAGATAGCATTACTGACGCTACAACAACAGGCAAGGCTTTACTAAAGGCAACGGATGCAGCCGCAGCAAGAACAGCTATTGGCGCTGGTACATCCAACTTGATAATTGGCACAGGCGCAATAAATGCGGCAGCAGGTAATCACACACACGTCATGGCTAATATCACAGATTTAGCTACGGCATTGAATGCAAAGACTAATAAGTCTGCATTTACAGCACTTACCACATTAGCAGATCCTGCTACAGCAACAACTGCCCAAGTAGCTACATTACTCAATTCAGTTGTAGCCGCGCTCAAAGCTTAAATCCATTAGAACGATTCTGTGGCAAACAGGGAGGCTGAATAGATGATACATGTATTTGATCTAGCAGAGACAGCGAAAGAGATAGTAGATATTCTAGCCAAACATAATGTACCTGGTAATTTGGTTGAGGATGTATTTCAAATGGCCGAGTCGATGATAGGAGAACAAGTAGTTCGTTCCACATCTGAGGATATCGCAACCAGGAATAAGACTCGTGGCTCTTAAACGATTCTGCGGTAAGCAGGGATGCAAACAGATGGTCACAGGCAATGAGCGATACTGTGAGGACCACCAAGACCAAGTACGCAGCTATGACCAGCAGAGAGGGACAGCAGCAGAACGCGGTTATGACAGTAAGTGGAGAACAGCCCGTATAGGATACCTACGTAAGCACCCGTTATGTACGTACTGCTTCCAACATGGGTACTTGGCTGCTGCTACAGTAGTGGATCATATCGTACCGCATAGAGGAGACAAGCAACTGTTTTGGGATCGGAAGAATTGGCAACCGCTGTGTAAGCAATGCCACGATACCAAGACAGCTAAAGAGGATGGAGGATTCGGTAATGAATGTTAAACACGTGATCCTTGTAGGAGAAAACGGCGAGATTAGTGTTATAGAAGGAGATGCCTTCTTACTAGCGTCAATATCGAACATGAGACGTACAGAGGAAGGCAAGTATACGGCTCAAAGGTTATTAACTATAACAGGCAGTGAAGAAGAGAACCTATCTATGCTGGACAGGGTTATGCAGCATTTTAGGGATGCGGGGTATGAAGTATGATCATTAGAATGGGAATCTATGAGTTGGAAGGAACACCACAGGAATTAGTAGAGTATGACCGATTGACTGATGAGCACGAGGAAGCGAAGAGGTTAGCCGCAGCCACCAAGGATGTAACAGTTAATGCACAGCTACATGGTAGACACCACATCCGAGTGGAGATAGACCTTGACCAGACGTGTGCAACGCAGGACGTGCAAGAGAAGGTTAGGTTAAGGCTGAATGAATTATTTATAAATGGTTTAAGTTATTAATAATTAAGTCCAATCTCTCTCAAAAAAATATACATAGTATAGAGTATAACTTTGAAGGGAGATGTAAAGGGATGGCGACAATTATAAACTATGGTGCAACAGTGAGGACTCCTATTACTAACGGACTGAACATTCCAATAGAATTAGGTGCAAAGGAGATTGCTACTACATCAGTGTATATTGATCCTGCTAATCCAGCTTCTTACTCTAATAGAGTTGAATTAAAAGCAAGTATCGGGGTAATTGGAGATTTTGGTTTGCCTAAAATTTTGGTGCGTATTCTTAGAGCTGGACATGAAATATACTACGGGCTGGCAGGAGTAGAATCTAATTTTGAGAACTATAGTATTATTAATGTCCTAACGGTAGATGGTGCACCACTTGGTGTTCAAAATTATCAACTAGCTATTGAAAACCAAAGCCCTGGTACCACCGCTCGTGTTGTTGGTCCACTTGTTTTTACAGCTACAGCTATCGGAGGATGAGCTATCCCTCTAATGCATATATAAAGTAGATCTTTTAAAATAAATAAAGCACTCTTTATGGGTGCTTTTTCTTTTATTGGGAGAGGGAATATGACACTGGATGAAAGTTTATCAAATAATTTAAATTAAAATAAATATTATTTTTCGTAAAAGGGGAAGGGGGGTCAAATTTCTAAAAACTTTTTTTGGAATAGACCGCGTCGGACTTTTTTCGCGTAAAAACTCGTTTTATAAATTTTTCGGGATTTGGAGGTGCACCCGGATGGGGAGAAATGCAAAACCGATTGACCTTCACATCGCGGGAGGCAATCCGAACCGATTAACCAAAGCACAGATTCAGGCGCGTAAAGAAGGTGAGGTTAAGCTCGGAAAAACTGAGCTGGAAAAGCTGAAACCGCCTGTGTTTGTAAAGGATGATACAGTGGCTTTCGCTCACTGGAAACAGTGCATGAAAGATTATAAAGCCGCTGCTGCTGAAGGTGTTAATTTACTTTCAAGTTCTGATATAGGGCTGTTGGGTATGTACTGCCGGACGTATTCGGAGTATGAAAAGCTGCTGAAACAGTATCAGAAAATCGAGAGAATTTCTATTGAAGATTACGTATTTGATGAATATTTTGATGAATTAACACGCAAAGCTGAGGAAACGGGAGAGGATCTGAATGAGTATGGTTTGAGGGCACAAAAGTACCTTTCCCAACTCGCTTCCTTAGAAGGTGTATTAAAAATCGAAACGGCAATCAACAAGAAGATGGACATGCTTCTCAAAATGCAGGACCGTTTGTTCTTAAACCCTTTGTCCAAAGTGAAGAATGTTCCGAAGCCGAAGGAACCGGAGAAGACCTCGAGCAAGTTCGGAAAGTTCGGGGGAAACCGAAGTGGCTAACCCGCAGATTTATCCTTACAACACTGTCGGAGAGACGGACCGGGTAACCGCCTATGCACTGGAAGTGGTGTCCGGCAGGATTATCGCTGGTCAGGCACAGCGACAGGCGTGTGAGCGCCACCTTCGGGACTTGGATCGGCAGGGTACGGAAGATTTTCCTTACGTGTTCGATCCAGATAAGGCCCATGAGATTATAGAGTTTGCCGAATCCCTCACGCTGGCAGAAGGAGAAGAGCCGGAACCGCTGCGGTTATGGGGCTTTCAAGACTTTATTTTTGGGAGTTGGAACGGCTGGCTGACAATGGATGGATACCGCCGTTTTCGTACCTCTTACGTTCAAGTAGCTAGGCAAAACGGTAAGTCATTGGGAAATGCTGTCCCTGCTTTGTATTACGGAAACTTCGATGGTTATAATTACCCGCAGATATATTGCACTGCTACCAAAGAAGCACAAGCTCGGATTGTCTTAAAAGAGTGTATCAAGTTTATTAATGCAGATACGGAGCTAAGTGGGTCGGAATTTGAGGACGGGCTATTTGATGTCAAGGATTACAAAAGCTCTATTATCTGTAATCAAACGAATGGGGAAATCAAAGCGCTTGGACGAGATACTAAATCAATAGATGGATTCCGTCCATACTTTGCTTCGGTGGATGAATACCATTTACACAAAGATAATCAGATGTACAAGCTTTTAGAAGACGGAACCGCAAAACTAAAGCAGTGTCTCATATCTGTAATTACAACGGCGGGGTTCAATATCAACGGTCCGTGTTATGAATTATATCAATACTGCAAAAACGTTCTTGTAGGCGTATTTGAAAATGATACTCAATTTATTTTCATATGCGAACTTGATAAAGACGATGATGTTTGGGATGAAGCTAACTGGCCTAAAGCAAGTCCTCTTTGGACAGAACAAACATTAAAAAGTTTACGTGCGGCTGCTAAAACGGCTAAGGCTATGCAGGGCGAAACCCTTCGTAATTTCCTAACTAAGTGGTTAAACCGATGGGTTCAGTTTTCGGATTCGCAATACATGAACATGGAGCATTGGCAAGCCTGCGAATCTGACACAACTATCGAAGATATGGAAGGCAAGGAATGTTACTTAGGGCTAGATCTTTCTTCTGGGGGAGACTTGACAAGCGGAAGCTTAGAATTTCCTTTGGATGTTGATGGGCAACGCAAATACTACATCCATTCTCATAGTTGGATTCCAAAGGCGCGTGTTGCTGAACACGTTAAAACGGATAACGCGCCGTATGACATGTGGATCATGGAGGGGTTACTTACTCCTACGGAGACAATGGGCGGTGTGAAAACGGACTATAAGTACATCCTTACTTATTACCGGGACCTAATCAAAAAACATAATTTGAAATTAAAAGGCATCGCTTATGACCCTCATAATGCGGATGCCTTTTTGTCTGACCTTGAAGATTTTGGTGTTGACCTGGTAGAGATAGTCCAAAGTGCCAAGAGCCTAAATGACGCAACGGTTGATTTTAGGTTGGAGGTTGAGGCAGGCAATGTCATTTATGATCGTCGCAATAAGTTGCTAACATGGTCTATGGCGAACGCTAAGACCACCAGTAACAGTTTTGGGGAAATAAAGATAGACAAGGACCCCACAGCGAAAACGAAGCGTATAGACCCCGTTGATGCTGTTATAGACAGCCATAAGCTAACGCTATCGTTATCGGCAAAACCGAAAAAGTCAATTTATGAGACAAGGGGGCCGAGAGACTTGTGAAATTGCCCAAAATAAAAATAAATTTAGACCACATACGGGAAATGCTCCTGTTATGTGGTTTTTTAATGGCGGCACGTGGATTGTGGATGATTTATCCGCCAGCTATGTTCATTATTTGTGGTGCCGTGCTGGTTTGGATCGGTCTGCCCGCAAAGGGAGGAGGTGAACGTTAGATATGGGATTTATAAGCCGGTTGGTAACTAGAGCACAAGAGTATTCTATGGACGATTTTTTTCGTGACACTCGGCATCGTTCTTTGGGTGGACAATATGCGGGGGTTGAGGTTAGTGAAGGCGCAGCGCTCAGACTCATAACTGTGTACAGCTGCGTGAGGGTCCTTGCTGAAACGATTGGCACTTTGCCTATGGATGTATACCGAAAACGAAACGGTGGCGGTAAAGACGAAGCTAGGGATCATCCAGTACATGCGTTGCTGCATGACACGCCAAATGATGAAATGGTGTCGTCAACATGGAGGGAAACAACGGTTAGTGAACAAGCATTAGCGGGGAATAGTTATTCAATAATTACGCACAATCAGCGCGGGTACCCGATAGAACTGTATCCTATTCCCTGGTACATGGTTAACCCTCAGCGGAATCCGGAAACAAACAAGATTGAATATGCTATAAATGACCGTGGTAAAGCGGAAATTTACCCAGCAGAAATGATCTTCCATACTCGGGGGTTTGGCTCTAATGGACTGGTGGGTTACTCACCGATCCGCATGGCTGCGTCAACAGTTGGAGTCGGTCTGGCTACTCAGCAATTCACTGAGCGTTTCTACACACAAGGTATGAACGTTGGAGGATTGTTGGAACATCCTAATTCGCTAAGTGACGAGGCGTATAAACGTCTTACTGCATGGCTTGACGAGAAGGGGAGCGGCATTGCAAACAGTTGGAAGCCGCTCATTTTGGAGGAAGGCATGAAATATAGCCGAATTCCGATTCCGCTTGCCGATGCTCAATTTATAGAAACAAAAAAATTCAACCGCGATGAGTTATGCGGTTTATTTCGCGTGCCTCCGCACATGATTGCTAACCTTGAGAAGTCGTCTTTCAATAATATTGAGCAAATGAGCACTGAATTTGTGATGTATTCGCTAATGCCTTACATCACGCGGCTTGAACAGACAGCAAATTGGAGGCTTTTTACACCTACTGAGCGTGCCCAAGGGTACTATGTTCGCTGCAATGTTAAGGGACTGCTGCGCGGTGATTATATTAGTCGTCAACAGGGCCTGCAAATTCAGCGTCAGAACGGCGTAATTAACGCCGATACATGGAGAGAGCTTGAGGACATGAACCCTACCGGGGAAGAATCGGGCAAAAAGTACCTGGTTAACGGAAATATGATTCCGGCTGATCTGGCGGCAAGTAAAACTGCTGAAAACGTGCTGAAAGGAGGTGAAGGAACGACGTGAAAAAGTTTTGGAATTTCAAAAATGAGGGTAACCGCCCCTCCTTGTACATTTATGGGGTCATTGAATCAATGGATTGGTGGGGGGACGAGGTAACACCCAATCAATTTAAAGCTGATTTAGACGATTTGGGTGATGTATCCGAGTTGGATGTATATATCAACTCTGATGGCGGTGATGTTTTCGCCGGACAAGCGATTCACAGCATGCTTAAGCGTCATAAAGCCCATGTTAACGTCTATATTGATGGTTTGGCGGCCTCAATTGCCTCTGTAATCGCTATGGCAGGTGACACAGTATATATGCCTCGCAACGCTATGATGATGATCCATAACCCTTGGACGTTTTCTGCGGGGAATGCGGCACAACTTCGAAAGACTGCTGATGATCTGGATAATATCCGAAAAAGTCTCATCGCAGCATACATCGACAAGTCAGGGATTGACGAAACACGGCTAATAGAACTACTCGACGCTGAAACATGGCTCTCTGCAGACGAGGCAATCAGCTACGGTCTGGCCGATGAAATTGACCAAGGCAAGGAAATTGCAGCCTCGCTTAATGCTGGTGTCCTTAATGTTAATGGCCAAGATATGAATCTTTCCAAATATAAAAATGCACCGAAAATATTTGTTGTTACTGCGGCGGCCCAGCCTCCTGCGAGTGATCCGAAACCGGAACCTCCACGGAGAACTCGGTCGTCGTTGTCGTTGTATGAAAAAATACTATCTACCAATGAGAGGATGTCCAAATAATGAAAAAGACTAAAGCAGAATTGCAACAAGAACGCGCAGCACTTATTCAAAATCAACGCGAGATTTTGAATCGAGCAAAGACAAGAGCAGAAGACACTGAATTGACAGAAGAAGAAGTTACAGAGTTCGAACGCATCAACACTGAAATTGCGGCGCTCGAAGAACGTATTGCCGCTCTTGAAAAGCAAGCTGGTTTGGAGGAAGAATTGGCAAAGCGTGAGGGAACGTTGGACGATCCTGCTTCAGCTCGTTACCGTCCTTCTGCTGCAGCATTAGGCGGTAGCCCTGTTCAAGCAAAATTGAAAGATACAGCTGGATTCAGCAGCTTTGGCGAGTTTGTAAATGCTTTGCGTTTTGGTGACCCGAAAGGTCGGATTCACAATCTTAAAGTCAATGAAAATCAAGGCGGTGGCGTGGAAGTTCCAGAGGCGTTCCGTGATCAAGTCATGTCTTTCCGAAACGAGTTCACGTTGGGTGGAGATGGTGGAGCACAGCCTTTTATCCCGACTCAATTCCGTCCGGATAAGGTTTTGCAACTGAACGCACCTGATTCTATTGTGCGTCCTCGCGCAACTGTACTGCCTGCTGGTTCCCCTCCTGATTCCAAGATCACCATTCCTGCGTTGGATCAAGGCAGTAACGGGGTGTACGGTGGGGTAGAAGTTAAGTGGATCGAGGAAGGCGGCAACAAGCCTGAGACGGATGCGGATATGAAGGAAGTAACACTGGAGCCGCATGAAGTAGCTGCTACAACGGTTGTAACAGACAAGTTGCTCCGAAACTGGCAGGCGGCTGACTCCTTCATTCGTACACTACTTGAAAACGCCATGACCGCTGCGGAAGATATTGCTTTCTTGACCGGGGATGGTGCGGGTAAACCTCTTGGAGTATCTACGGCCGCAGGTGGGTTATCGGTTAAGAGAAAGACAGCGAATCAAATTGATTACATCGACGCGGTGAACATGCTGGCAAGCCTATTGCCTGAGTCTGTCGGCAACGCCGCTTTCATTGCTCACCAGTCTACATTGCCACAGCTCATGACGATGCAAGACCCTGCCGGACGTTACATCTACATCCAAGGCGACGCAACACGTGGTGTTCCTTCCACGTTGCTGGGTATTCCAATCAAATTTACAGGCCGTACTAAGCCGCTAGGAACGAAAGGTGACTTGCAACTGGTGGACTTCATGTACTACCTCATTAAAGACGGTTCCGGTCCGTTTATCGACGCATCCGAACATGTGATGTTCCGTCAAAACAAGACGGTCATTAAAGCGTTCTGGAATGTTGATGGTAAACCGTGGGTTATCGAACCGCTTACGCTGGAAGATGGCGTAACAAAAGTGAGTCCTTATGTGACCCTGGATGTACCAACAGCCTAAATAAAACGATAGACCCGGATCACGCCGGGTCTTCTAAGGAGGAAACCCAATGCCTAAGGGAGATAAACTACAATATCTAGTAACATCCACTTTTACGGATAAGGAAACGGGTGATGCCGTGTTGCCCGGCTCCTACTTTGCAGCCACGGAACAACGCGCACGCCGTTTGCAAGCGGCCGGAGTAATTGCAGACGACGATACAGGAACACCACTTGGAACTGACCCAACGAATCCTGCGCCTGATGCGGATAAAAAGCCAAGCAAACCTAAAACAACTAAGACGGATACCCCTGATGTACCTGACACATCCGATACACCTAATGTAACTGATGTACCGGACGCTGGCGGTGACACGAATGCTGACAACCCTACAGAGGGCTAAAAGTTATCTGTCCATTCCCTTGGACGACACGTCACAAGATTTTACACTTTTCACCGCTTTAGGAGCAGCTTCGGAATGGATTGAACGGGAATGTAATCGAAGCTTCGAATACAAGACATATCGGCAGACGCTAGACGGTCCTGGAACTAAGTTCCTCCGGCTTCGAAATTTCCCGATCCACTCCGTTTCTCTTTTACATGTCGATGGCGTGGATAAGTTGGGAGAATCATTCAATATTGAATCCGAAAATGGGATGCTGTTCCGGCGGTCTGGTTGGCCGTGTGGGGCGCGTTTAATCGAGGTGGAATATCTGGCTGGTTACATTCTCCCGAGCGATGCAGAGGACGCGCCTGCGCCTACATTACCGCAAAAATATGAATGGGCTTGCGTATTGCTTGCTCAAACGCTAATGCGTGAGCAGGGTGTAACCTCAGAGCGAGTGGGCGATATATCTGTAACATACAAAGATGAGGGCCGAAGCCTGCCGGGTGCAGTTAAGGCCCTTATTCAGTTGTGAGGTGATTGTATGGCTGGCGCAAGACGGACACGCACTCGCCGTGCTAACGTGGAACTGGATGAAACGAGTTTCCTTCCAGCAATCATGGCCAACTTAAACAAGCTTGCCAAAAAAGAGGTTCATATAGGTATGCAAGGTGATGCGGATCTGGCGATGATTGCCGGGGTGCATGAATACGGATCAGCAAAAATGAAAATCCCAGCTCGTAGCTTCATAGGAACCGGGAAAAAGAAGTCTGCTGCTGGTATCTCCAAGTGGGTCCGCACGAACATAACCCCTGTAGCTATGGGTAATATGGACGTTATGGCCTTTCTTGAACAGATTGGAGTAATCGGGGAAACGAAGACGCTTGCTAATTTTAATAGGATCAAGCAGCCACCACTTTCCCCGCTTTATGCCCGGCGTAAGAAGGGGAAGAAAATCCTTATTGCAGAGGCCGATCTTCGGGACTCTATTACTCATGTGATCGTGGACAAGTAGGAGGTAGGTTATGCGTAAGTTTGCTTTCGGGGGGATCGTGCGGAAATATAACGTGCCTTACGTATTTGTCCGGCCTGCTTCGGGCTATTGGGATGAGGATGGCGTTTGGATTCCTGCGAAGGAAGAACGTGTTTCGTTACAGGGGCATTTTCAGCCTGTCTCCGCTAAGCTCCAGCAGGAAGAAGGCGGTAACTACACCGAGGAAGATAGGACGCTGTACACAGCATCCAAGCACTCCAATGGTGACCGGATAGAATACCAGGACAACCATTACACAGTGGATACAGCCGAGGTTCGAGAGTACAGCGATATTAATAAATATATGTTGAAAAAGGTGGTCAGAAATGATTCCGTTCAAGGCGATCCGGTCAGCGATAGTCCGTAATCTATCGACCTATTTAGGTGTCAAGGTAGTGGAGCTGAACGGCGGGGGAGACATGCCGAAAGGTGCGTTCCTGACCTACTCATTCACAGATGGTCCAGCAGAGGGCCGAGGCTTCCCGGTAGTAACACAGGAAAACGGAAAATTAGTACAGCGGGAGACGGTGGAATTTACTGTCTCTTTTTTGTCCTATGCTTCGGATAGCGCGGACAGCATTACAAACGCGCTTAGGGCGCAGGACTGGCTTAAAACCATTGGCCGGGATGTTCTCAAGGATTTGGACGTAGTTGTTTTCAATATCGGCAGCGTGGACAACAGGGACATTCTTATTGCCGATGAATGGGAACGGCGATTCGGTTTTGATGTGGATTTTCGCATCATTGCCGTTGCCGATCAGGATTTGCAATGGATCGAAAAAGCTAATATTCAAAGGGGGTAATTCTTTTGGCGGTACGCAGTGACGTGCAAGTAATAATTAATATTCTGCGGCCTACTCCTAAAACAGGGCTAGGTAGGCCATTAATCATTGGAGAGGCAGCAGCGGCAAGCGACTTCAAAGTGTACTATGATCTTGACGCTGTGCTTGCAGATTTTGCAAACACAACACAAATTTATAAGGCAGCTTATGCTATGTTCAATCAAGGGGACAATTCGCCTGAGTCGATTGCTGTAATGCAATACAAAACGGGTGATCCAATTACTGATTTTCTGCCGAAGATTTTCACTAAAGACTGGTATTATCTTATTTCTACCAGCCGCACGCTGGCGGATGTTACGGCTATTGCCGATGCAGTTGATTTGGATGATTCAAGATTGTTTTTTACAGCGAGCAGTAGCAAAACGGATTTAGCCACAATAAAATCCAAAAAATATAACAATACTACCGCCTTCTACCACACGGACACATCAAATTATCCAGATGCGGGATTGGTCGGTGCTGTTGGTTCAAAAGATGCAGGCAGCGTCACTTGGAAAAACCAAACGATTAAAGGCATTGAACCGTTGGATATTACAACCACGGAATTAATGGCGATTCATGATCTTGGTGCAATTACTTATGTAACCAAAGCCGGGGACGATGTGACCAGTGAAGGAAAAACAGTAAGCGGTGAGTACATCGACATTATTCAGTCCAAACACTGGCTGATTATGAACATAGAACTGGGAGTACAGAAATTATTCAATCGGGCTGATAAGGTTCCATTTGATAATCGCGGTATTTCACAGATTGAAGCAGTTGTTAAAACCAATCTGCTCCGTGCTGATCAACAGGGAATGATTGCACATGATGACAACGGGTTGCCGCTATATAGTACAACCTTTAAAACACGTTCTCAGGTAGATCCAGCAGACCGAGAGCAGCGTGTATACAATGGTGGTAAATTCGAATTTGAATTGGCTGGAGCGATACACGGAAGTAAAATCATAGGCTATATCAGCCTCTAAGGAGTTGATTTAATTGGCTACTACAACCACATATGATCCTATGGACCTCTCCGTATCAATCGGAGGGGTTTTTCTTACGGGTTTTTCTGAGGACTTGGTAGAGTGGGAAAAAGACGAAGATTCCAATACGTTTAAGGTCGGGGCGCAGGGTGATGTACTCGTAACTAAGGTAAATAACCCGCTCGCCACACTCAAAATTACATTGCTTGCAACAAGTCCGCAAGTGGCATACATGGACAAACTGGCCGTTACTGGTCAGGTCGTGGATGTCAGTGTAATTTACAACGGCACCCCAAAAGAAACCATCACCAGTACAGCCGGGGTCGTCAAAAAGCCTGCTGCCCGTAAATATGGCAACGAGGCAGACGACAGAGAGTATGAAATCCAATTGACTAACCATGAAATTCTTTAATCAAATAAACCACATTTAAGGAGACGGTAAATCATGTCAAATTTCAAACAAAAACAATACACATCTAAAATTGAAGGCAAAGAATATCTGTTCCAGCATCCAGGTGTCCGTGCCGTTGCTAAAATTAACGATGCTAGCAAAAATAAACATGGTATAGTGATGGAAGAACGCATGTATGAGGAAATGCTTAAAAATGTAATTGTTCAGCCTAAACTTAAACTTGACGACTTTGTTAATTATTCTGAATGCTCCGAAGTTATCAATGCCGCCTATGCTTTTATTACGGGGACAGAGGATGATAAAGCAAATGACGATCAGCAAGCGGGAAGCCAATCGGAGGGCTAATGAACGTTGGAGTCAATGGCGGCTTTTGTTATCTGATATGGGTGTTACGTACAGTGATCTTTTTTTGATGGACGACGACGATCTAGCAGAGGCAAACGCAGCTTTAGATATCCATATAAAGCAGCAGGAACGTGCTGCAAATAAACCTAAATGAGCGCCTATACAGGGCGCTCTTTTTGTTGTGAGGTGATTGAATGGCTGGCGGCGTAATTGGTAACTTAATGTTCGCCGTAGGTTTTAAGATTGCAGAAGGTCCATTGCGCCGGGCTGAGGACCAACTTAGTAGCTTACGCGGCGGGGTATTTGCTTTCGGGGCTGCCGCAACGGCGGCTATGGGGGCTTTTGCTGTGGCTTCTATTAGCGCTGCATCAAATTTTGAAAAGAATATGGCTCAAGTTCAAATGGCTACTGGGCAAACGGATCAACAAATGTTGGCAACGAAAGAAATTGCCAAGAATTTGTATTCCCAAAACTTCGGGGAAAACTGGCAGGACTTGAGCGGCGCTATTAGCACTACGGAGCAGATAACCGGGCAGACCGGGGCGGCGCTGGAGGGCACAACCAAAAATGCAATGCTTTTGGGCAGGGCCTTTAATTTTGAGGTTGGGGAGTCTGTAAGGACTACCGATACCATGATGCGGCAATTTGGCATAACGTCAGAGCAATCCATGACATTGTTGGCGCAGGGAGCGCAAAAGGGGCTTGATAAAACGGGCGAGCTGCTTGACACAGCCAATGAGTATTCCGTTTCCTTTAAGTCCCTGGGGTTTGGCGCTGACGATATGTTTGATACTCTGGCTGCTGGATCGCAAAACGGGGCTTTCAACCTTGATAAAGTCGGTAAAAAAGCGTTGCCGACTATAAATCGCGGAATTAAGCGGGGAGGCTGCAATGCTAATCCGAACCGAAGGCTGTTCTTTGAACAGTCAGGGGCAACGCATAGGTCTTGGAATAATAGACCCACGAGGCCGCGACACTTTCACTGGAAAGTGAAAAGATATGCTGAACTGTTGGGAAAAGAAACTAACAGAACTGTTGGATAAAAAGCCAATAGGATAACACCTTAATGGACGCGGTTAAGGAATTTAACATCCGGGCCAAAGACGGTAGCAAGACCACTACACAAGCCTTTGAAATGTTGGGGCTTAATGCGGACAAAATGATGCATACATTTGCCGCAGGCGGTCCAGAAGCTAAAAAGAGTTTTCAACAGGTTATGCAGATGATTGGTGACATTGAGGACCCGGTTCAACGTAACACCGTCGGGGTTGCTTTGATGGGTAGCCAGTTTGAAGACCTAGAAGCCAAGACGATAACTGCTATGGGGTCGGTGAAGTCGCAGTTTAACTCTGCAACTAATACGCTCAATGATATTAATAAGGTCAGGTTTAACAGCCCTGGTGAGGCTCTAGCGATGTTTGGTAGGCAGATAGAAACCGGAATTTTAATACCTGTTGGTCAAAAGCTGCTGCCGTACCTCAATCGGTTTGGACAGTGGGTGGCTGACCACAAGCCCCAAATAGAGGCATTTGGCGCTGCTATAGGCGATAAGGTAGGCAAGGGAATAGAATGGCTTACAACCAAAGCACAAGAGCTATGGCCTACTCTACAAAATGTTGGCAATACAATCAAAAATGTAGGATCGGCAATGGTCGGATGGGGTGGGTTTAAACCTACGCTTATAGGCATTGTCGCAGCGCTTGTCACATATCGGACAGTAGTCACTACGATTACTATTGCTATGAAGGCATGGGCTACGTGGCAGAAGATACAAACAGCAGCGATTGTTGCTTATAATGCAGCTGTAACAGCGATAACTTCCTTGACCAGAGTGTGGACGGCTGTTCAGACTGCATTCAACGTGGTTATGAGTCTTAACCCAGTTATGCTTATTGTTATCGCATTGGTGGCATTAGGAGTGGCGTTAGTAGTGGCTTATAAAAAGTCTGAGACATTCCGCAATTTTGTAAATGGAGTGTGGACGGCTATCAAAGTCGGGTTTTCGGCCGTAATGAATTTTATTACGGTTACCATTCCTCAGACATGGGACAAGATCAAGAATGCTACGGTTTCCAAGTTAACAGCGGTATGGAACTGGATTACTAACTTGTTCAATTCTGTTGTTAATTTCATTGTACAGTGGGGGCCAAAGTTATTAATGGTTGTTGCTGGTCCATTGGTATTGGTAACTGGATTGGTGGTAACTTACTGGAGTCAGATAAAGGCGTTTACTGTGGCTGTTTTTACGGCTGTGTGGACGTGGCTTGTATCTGTCTGGACTGGAATAGCTGGAAGTATTAGCGGGGCTGTATCGTCAATATGGAGCCGGATAACAGGGGCATGGAACAACGTAAAGACCACCACGTCCAATATATTCAATGGCGTAAAGTCTTTCCTTTCCAATGTGTGGAATAGCATTCTTTCTACCATTTCAACAACTGTTACAAATATCTGGAACAAAATCACGAGTATCTGGAATCAGATAACGGGCTATTTAAAGGGGATCAACCTCTTTGATATCGGCAAAAACATAATCGAAGGTATGATAAACGGTATTAGCTCAATGGCTGACTCTGTGGTTCAAAAGGTTAAGGATATTGGTTCCAGTATTACGCAAAAAATTAAAGATATCTTAGGTATTCACTCACCGTCTCGTGTAATGATGGAAGTTGGTTTCTTCACGGGTGAAGGGCTTGCCCGAGGTATTGAAGGGACACAGGATCGCGTGGCGGCTGCTGCTACTGGCATGACGGACGAGATTATACCATCCACAAATAGCCCAACAAATGCACCAGCCCGTAAATTAGCCCCGGCTCGTGTTGGCGGAGGGGGCAGCGCAGGCGGTGCGATGAACATTAGTGTGAATATCGACCTCCGGGCAGACGCTTCAAGCGCTACGGTTGCCGGGGATGTAGCTGCCGAGGTGCGCCGCCAAGTTCAAAAAATCCTTGAGGAAACATTCCGCCGTAGAGGACTTGAACCGGAGGTGAATATGTAATGGCAATGATAGATAGTCACTACATTTGGATTGAGAAAGAGTCCCCCACATTCGATGTGGAGATAACGAGCCAGCCCGTAGAAAAAGGAATAGATATGGTGGACCATGTGCAGCGCAAAGCCCGGACAATGCCCCTCAATGGGGTTATATCCGGGCCGGATGCGGCGCGTGTGCTTACGTATCTTAAAAAAGCAAGTGACACCGGACAGATTGTAAAATATGTTGGTCGGACAGCTTTCACCGGGATTATATCCGGCCTAGCGACTGACCACGATTATACAAACGCAGACGGTTACGCCGTTTCATTTACTCTTACTGAGGTTATTGTCGCTCAATCTTCATACGTGGGCAAACTGCCGCTTCCTGTTAAATCTCAGGCCGCTAAGATCGTTAATAGTGGCGTGAAGCAGAAGAAGGACAAGAAGAAATCAGGCAAAAAGGACAAGACCAAGAAAGGTAAAAAAGGTAAGAGCAAGGGCAAAAAGGAAAAAGAAAAGGTCCAGAAGGTGAAATTTAAGAAGGGCAGCCCGTGGGCTTAATAGGGGTGAACGTGGATGGACTACGAATATATTGAAATCGAAAAGGATCTTATCCCCTATAGATTTGACATTGAACTCGCAGAGCAAATGTACACATTCGAGGTTCATTATAACTCCGAGTATGACTACTTTACGGTGGACCTCGAACTAGATGGGGAAGTGTTAGTTTACGGGGAAAAGATCGTATACGGCATACCGCTGTTCTACGATGTTCAGGATGATCGGTTTCCAAAAGTCCCGATTGTGCCATATGACGAATCCGAAAACAGCACAGCAGTAACATGGGACACGCTCGGTGTGAGCGTGTTTCTTTATGTTATAGAGGAAGAGGAAGAGGATGAGGACGATGCGTAATTTTGGACGCGTGATAGAGGTCTTGACCGCTGGTATGAAATTTTCTTCCGACAAGTACAACATCGAGGGCAAGGTTCCGTTTGATAATGACACCCTTCCCAACGAATCAGAAATAAAAATTTGGAATCTGGCAGAGACAACCATAAACAATATCAAACGCGGAAAGGTCCTCATGCTTAATGCTGGATATAAGGGTGATGTGGGTCTACTGCTCCACGGCTACATATCCAACGTAGATACCGTTTGGGAGGGCGTAGACAAGATTACCACTATCCACGTACTGGATAGCGAGGACTTGGATAAACGTGAGGTTAAAGAAATTGCTTTTGCGGAAAATACACTTGCAAGCAAGATAATTAAACAGATGGCAAGCTATATCGGCTTACCCATTGCTCAATTCAGCCTTAATCGAGACTATAGGTACCAGGATGGATACACCGCCAAAGGCAAAGTAACGGAGATAATCGCAAAGGTCGCTAAGGATTGCGGGACCAGCGTTTATATAAATAAAAATAAATTGTATGTGCGGAATTTGCGGAGTGGTGGCGACAATGTTTTTGCTGTTAATACCAAAACCGGATTGATAGGGGCACCGGGACGATTCGAAAAAGATGGGGCCAAGGGTTTTAACATAAAGATGCAGCTCCAGCACAGGGTAACGACTGCTAGTGTGCTTAACCTGTCCTATTCAAGATTTACCGGGAAAGCACATGTCCGCAGTGGTTCCCATACGTTTACCCGAACAGGAGACTTCACAACGGAAGTAGAGGCGATTTTATGAGTAAGGTTGATCCTGCTGCCGCTCTGTCTGCTTTGTTGGATGGATTTCTGTCGAGGCTGTACACGGATTTTAACGTGGCTTTTCCGTGCAAGGTTGTTAAATTCGACTCTGCCAAAATGGTCGCCAGCGTGCAGCCGCTTATCCGAACGGGCAACGATCAGCCAGCCATGATTCAAGCGGCTCCAGGGCTGGGTTTTCGCCTAAAGCCGAAGGATGGAGGTAGTGAACAAGAATACTTACCCATATACAAGCCGGGAGACGTGGTTTATGTGGTTGTCGCTGACCGGGAAATACGGAACGGGCTTGCTGGTGCGGTGGCTGCGCCTGATACGGTAAGGCAACATGATAGCAATGACGCGGTTATAGTCGGGATCTTCCCGGCTTCTTTTAGTTAGGGGGTGGCGGGATGCAATCATTCAAACTTACTGCTGACGGAGATTTAGAATTCAACAGCAAAGGCGAACTGGTCATGATCGAAGGTGACGAAGAACTAGCACAGTGTTGTCGAATTGCTATTGGGACCAACGCGGGGGAATGGTTTCTGAATCCTGATATCGGTCTTGCTTTTCGTTTGTTTCTCGGGAAGCTCGCCAGCGAGGAAGAAATGCGGAATGAGCTTACCCGCGCGTTACTCCAAGAGGAACGAATAGAGAGCGTGGACGATGTTACATTTTCCGTTGACCGTGCGGCCCGGCTGCTAACAGTTACGTTCAAGGCAACCGGGACGAATGGCGAGGTAATCCAGCAGGAAGGGGTGAGTATTAATGCTGGATGAAAAGGGGTTTAAGCGTAAGAGATTCGACGATTTAATAGATGAAATGGAAGACAAGGCCAAAGAGGTATACGGCGACAAAATTAATACTTCCGCCCTCTCTCCGCTGGGTATTATCTTGCGGATTTTTGCGTGGTTTCTTGCCACGGTTTGGGGGCTTGCTGAAAAGGTATATTATAGCGCCTACGTAAACACCGCAGAGGGAAGCAGTTTAGACCGTCTCGGTCCTCATGTCGGTGTATCACGTGCTCTTTCGCAATATGCAACAGGCAACGTAACCCTTATAGGCACCCCCGGTTACACAGTGTCGGCGGGTTTTTTAGTGTCAACAGATACAGATATACAGTATGAAACCACATCCGATGCCACTTTCCCGGCTTCTGGTAGTATGACGGTCCCCGTGGAGGCGATGGAGGCGGGTTTGTCTGGAAATACGCCAGAGGGTACAGTAACGATCATTGTTAACCCGGTACCGGAAGTGACAGCAGTAAGCAATCCCGCTGCTATTCTTGGCGGACGTGATAAGGAGACTGACCCGGAGTTCCGTGATAAGTTCAGTCTGTCGGTAGCTGGCGGCGGATCAGCGACAGGCGATGCTATACGGGGGGCGGTGCTGCGGGTAACTGGGGTACGTGCAGCGGCGGTGATTATAAACAATAAAATCACTCCTGATGCCGCTGGTCGTCCTGCAAAATCATATCAGGTGTATGCTCTTGGCGGATCAGACACCGACATCGCCAACGCAATTTTATCTGTGGGAGCCGCAGGTATTGAATCTTACGGTGATATATCCATGCAAGTTAAGGACCTTAGTGGGAACCTTCAGCCGATTAAATTTAGTCGTGCTGTGGTTGTACCTGTTCACATAAAAATTCAGGTGTATAAGAGTACCGCATATCCTGCTGACGGAGACGATCAGGTTAAATCCAAATTAGTCAGATTCATTGGCGGTGCTGATTTAGACGGGACTGTATACGCTGGCTTGAGCATGGGCGAGGATGTTGTAATGATGCGCCTTGCTGCTGCCGCTTACTCTATTACAGGTGTGGAAGATGTGGTTATAGAGCTTTCCACGAACGGAACAAGTTACGGGGCACATAATTTGGTTGTGGACGTGCAGCAAGTGGCCCAAACGGCGGCGGAGTGGATTGAGGTGACACATCATGATTTTTCCGGTTGATCTTATTAAAAAGCTGACGGATGTGTTTACCAAAAATCCAAACAGCAATATAGGAAAGCTTTTTACAATTGTAGCTGGTCCGATAAACGACTTAGAAACTACGTTCAAAACAATCGAAGAATGGCGAGATATTGACACTGCAAAGGGAACTACGTTGGATCTTATCGGCGGAAATGTGGGACAACTTCGAGGTGTGGCCACTGATGAAATCTACCGAATAATGATAAAAAGCAAGATTGCCCGTAACCTGTCCAAAGGGGACGTAAACACGATTATACGGGTTATTGCTCTTGCAGTTGGAGCGGATTACAGCGAAATTAAGATTCAACAGAAATTTAGTGATCCGTTAGACCCGGAACCAGCGGCATTATCCCTCATGCGCTTACCGCTTGATAAGTTGGACGAATCCGGTATTGAATTATCGCAGTTTGTGCAAATAATTCAAAAAACCGTGGCGGCTGGCGTTAGCGTCCAAAGTATTGAACTGGCTGGAACCTTTGAGTTTGGTAGCCTGCCAGAAGAAGCAGACCCAGAGCGCGGGTGGGGCAGTTTGGACGATTCAGTCATTGGCGGCAAGCTTGGCGCGGTTTACGAGCCGGGGAAAAATACAGATTTGCCTATTTAAGAAAGGAGTAATTTTATGCCGTTTAAAGAGAAATTACCGGAATGGTTTGCGGCCGGTACCGAACCTACTACTACACAGAAAACAGCGGGTTACACACCGGGTTTAAAACCTCCGGCTCAATGGTTCAACTGGCATCTCAATACAGCTTATCTTGCAATGAAAGAACTACAGGAAAATGCAGTCCATAAAGAGGAAATAGAATCGCGCTTTAACACGATAAATACTAAAACGGTGACGTTAGAGGCTGGCGTACAGGTACTTAATTCGCTCAAGGCAGCTCCGTTTTCTCTATCGGGTATAGCCGGACGGATGCTGGTAAACTTGCTAGGCCGCATGGGAAACTGCGAAAGCGTAGGCCTGTGGTCGTCCAATACCACAATTGCAACGGATACGACCAACAAAACCAGCGGGACCAGCAGTTTCAAACTTACGCTTGGTTCTGTACCTGCTACAGCTTCAGCAAGCTTTTTAACCACGCCCGGCAAAAAGTATGTAGCCATTGCCGATGTGAAAAACGGCAATACCAGCAAAGTAGCCATATCCATAAACGGCATCACTGGAGCTGCGGGTAATGAGGTTACATCGTCCTCTGTTTTTGCACCTTCAGTCGTGCGGTTTGCAGCTACGGACTATTTTCACATCCTGACCATCACAGGCACAGGTGCAAGTGGCAATACGTTCAATATGGACAGTGTGCGTGTTTACGAGGTATCAGACGCAGACTATGCAGCAGCCGCCACCCTTACGCCCGCCCAGGTAGCTGCTAAATGGCCTTACGTAGACAGCGTAATGCCTGTGCGTAATCCGTATGCAATTCGGTACGGGGAAAACCTGTTACCAAGCTTTTACGAATGGTCAGCCAAGCAGGGAACACCAATTATAGTGAATGAAAAGAGTGTTGCTGTCACGATAGACAACAAAATAGTACACACCATATCGCCGCTAGTACCTGGACAAAAATACACTGTATCAGTTCAATCGGGCGGGGCGACTGGTAGGATTACAGTAACGGATGAACCGGAATCAGCTATTATTGTCGAAGCGTCTGGCTCAGGGTTGTTGAGTGCCACATTCACTGCAACGAGCCGAGCCGCTAATATCCGATTGCTAGGCACATCATCAACAGCCGTTACCATGTCAAACCCTATGCTCAACATCGGTAGCACAGCCAAGCCTTTCAAGCCTCGCGAAGACTCTATGTTGGCGTTGCAAACAGACCTGTACGCCAATTCAGTCACAGGGGCAAACCCTGATACGGTGTTCGAGCGCGATGGCCAATACTTCAAAAACAAGAACTGGAACGGCCTAGAGTTGGATGGTAATAGGGCATGGGTGCAAGGTGAGGGCGGCGCAACCGCTGGAATCAGACAAGTAAAACTGGTAGGAGCCGCGATAGGTGCAGTAGCAGGTAGCGGCATCGGTGTGAAGTTTGACGGTAAGCTTTTACCACAAGGGAGTACAGGCAACACCGCCGACAGCAACGCCGTAACAGCAGCAGGAGATATCTATTTTGGTATTCCGGTTGCAGACAGCGGATGGGCAGACAGCTACGGTCCCGATCAGAACGACATCAAAGCCTACTTTTTCGGCTATAAGGCCTATGACGCTAATACCATCACGCCAGCCCAGGCGCAGGCGGCTACAACAGCAACGTGGAACGGTACAGGCACTAAATATTGGGTCCAGCGTGTGGGCGCAGCTAATTTTACTCAATCCGTACCGCAACAGTCCTATGCAGGGTACACACCGTACCAACTTGTATACCAGCTTGCAACACCTACAGTTGAGCCTATCGTTTCAGAGGGGCAGCTAAGTTTTGTTGAGGGAGACAATCAGGTTGAAGTGGGTACGGGGATTGTATTGCGAGAGAAGGCAAAGCTTTACCAAGAAGCAAACACGAAGGGTTGGAACATCAACAATGGTAGTCAAGGAGAGTATCAAACATCTCTTTTGAACTACAGAGTTGACAGGTTCGTCGGTATTTACCGAAATTCGCAGCGTGATAGCTGGGCGCTGTACCCTAACACCATAACACCTGCGGGCGCTCTAGCCCAAAGCTACAATGTGGATACAGCCGCGGCCTATACCGTGTCATACCTTGCGTTCATGTCGTCTCCAGTCGTACCGTTCACAGGCTCCTACGCCGCCAACGAAAAGACGCTGCTGTCAGACTTGGTGGATAGCGTACAGCAGAATACGGCGCGTGTGTCAGTGCTGGAGAACAAGAAGGTTGACAAAGATAATCCGGTGTGGCTCACTCCTACGTTGCTTAACGGCGCTACGAACACAAGTGCCAGCGAACAAGCTGTACAGTATTTAAAGACATCAAGCGGTGAGGTAATCATTCGCGGAGTGCTGACGGTTACAGCGCTTAATACCGATGCCTTTAGACTACCCGTTGGATACAGACCCTCAAAAGGTATGCGATTTGTGGTGTCCGCAAACGCTGCCTATGGTCAGGTTGTAATAGGGTCTGACGGTTCTGTTAGGCTTGGAGCAGGAGCGTTGTCGGTAATAGATCTAAGCGGAATAGCGTTTTTAGCAGAACAATAAGGAGGACTGACACATGAAAGCAGTACCTAAAGTAAATACAGACGGCTTCTATCTGGAGGATGAACTGGTGGACGATGCCTTTAATGGTGTCGTCCCTTTTTATGCTCAGCCGGATAGCGCTGCTCAGGACGAGGAAACCGAACCAACAACACCCGAGATTGCCGGGTACATTGTCGGCGTACCTCTTACAATAACGGGCCTGTTCAAACCGCGTTTTGATCTTGCGGCATGGCGAGTTTATGAAAGTGCCGTATACGAAGCACAGGAAGCGTATATAGCTGCACTGGACCAGTGGCAATCTAAGGGCAGGGTAACGGAGGAACGGCCTGCGTATGTTGCTCCTAAGCAGCCGGATAACCTTTGGACAGAAGGACTAACACCGGAGCAAATAGCAGAGTTGACCAAGCAGCCAGAACCGCAGCCAAAGCTTCGTGAAGAACTTACAAATACACAGATTGCAATGGCTGATATGTATGAGCAAATGCTTGCTATGCAGGCGGAGCTTAAAACTCTTAAAGAAGGGAGGTGATTAACGTGGCAGCCATATATGGATCTCTAATCATGAAAGGCATAAAGACGTTTGCTCAGGTGCCGGATATACAAAAGGAACCGGTTAGGGCTTATCTAGCGAGTTGGGGATTAGACGTGGATGGCACACTTTTAGAAAAGAAGGAAGAGTAAGGCAGGAAAATTTTCCTGAGCAAAAGCAGAGAGAGATGGGGGAAAGGTCATGAATGAAACGGGGGATATCTTCAAAGGAGGGGAAGGGGATGTAGTGCCGATCCAAAGGCTTGAAGATGTGGAAAAAGGTTTGTCAGCACTGGGCGATGAATTTGCTAGGCTCGCAGCAGAAAGTAGAACCATGCAACTAAAACTCAACTATCTAGATGAAAGCCGAAGCCGCCACGAAGAAGATGTAAAGCAAATCAAGCAGTCTGCTGCAGAAATGAAGATCCAATTCAACGAAATTATGCGCCGGTGGGATACCTTGGATGCACGTATGTTCCAGTTGCTCCAGCAAAGCCAGGAAGATGAAAAGGCGGGGCAAAAGAGCTGGATGGACTTCACTAAGTTTGTTTTAGGCGGCACGATCATTGCTATCGTCGCATTTATCTTTAGAGGGGGATTGTAATAATTGTTTAATCCAAATAAATATACGATAGAACGGCGCTACATAAACAAGCGCCATAACGTAAGACCGGGTACTCGATTAACGTCGGGTACGCCGGTCTTTTTAGTTGCACACGACACGGGTAATCCAGGAGCGTCAGCGGATAACCATTTTACCTATTTTCAAAATCTAAAAGACCGGTCCGCATCTGCTCAGGTATTTGTGGATGATAAGAAGATACTTGAGATTATTCCAACTGGAACCGGATCGGATGCAGCCGAGAAAGCTTGGCATGTTTTGTACAACGTCGCTACGGATAACGAACGCTTTGGGGACGATGCAAACGATATTGCCCTTGGTGTAGAACTATGTTTCGGCGGCAAGATCAATACGCTGGAGGCTTACAAACGATTTGTATGGTATCTAGCTTACTGCTGCAACAAATGGGGGATTAACCCACGTACTCACATACCGAGCCATAAGCAGCTTGACCCGGCACGCAAGAGGGACGTAGACCAGGCCCTTGCGACGATTGGGAAGACGCTAAAGGATTTGGTCTATGACATTGAAGCAGAGCTTAAAGGCACTTCTGTGGCTCCTGCTGCACTGGACTTCACGCCGCTACCTGTTTATATCACTCAGTCGCTTATAGATAACTATGTATCTCCAGCTTGGTTTGCTTCTCAGAAGGCGGGGGATCAGGAAGGCAAGACGCATTTTCATAACCTAGCCAATAACCTTCGGGCGGCGGCCGGGTTGAATGAAAAGAATCTGCCGCTTGCTGGAGCTGTGAAGCTGTTTAAATCCAATGCACAAGAAATCATTTTCCGCTGGCTTCAACCAGCTTGGTTTAAAGCGAAACAAGCAGGCGACAAAGAACAAATGCAACATTTCAATAATCTGGCCAACTATCTGCGGCGTGCTGCAGGTCTGCCAACACAATAATAGAATAATAGGGGGATTTATAAATGCAAAATGTGATCGAAACAATTCAACCAGCTATTAGTACCATTGTTACAGCCATTGTAGGCGTACTGGTGACCTTTGCTTTGGCAGGGATTAATACACTTAAGAATAGGGCTAATAATTGGCTAGACGCACGTACAACAGACGCACAACGCGAGGTAATCCATAAAGTAGCAGGAGAGGCTTTTGCACTTGCTCAAACAGCATTTAAAGAAGCAGGAGGAGAACGTAAGCTTCAGGAAGCTTTGCAGTATGCTTCACTTACTCTTTCCAGTCAAGGTATCGTAGTATCCCAAGTAGAGTTGAAATCCGCGATTGAGAAAGCATATCTGGAGTATAAGACCAAAACAAAAGCAGTATTTGCTACTGAAGCACAGCCAAACGAGGAGGCAGCACAGGCAGCAGCTAAAGAAGCTGTATCAGGTCTAGCAGCAAAGCTCAATGAATTCTTGGCACAGGCTACTGCAGAGGTAGTTTTAGTTCCTCAGGCTCAACCTGAGCCTGAGCCTGTTCCCGCGCCAACAGAACCTACACAAGTGTCTGTTGCAACAGAATAAGACTAATATGTCTACAGTAAGCAAGTAAATTTAAAGGCCCTGAGCGAAATTATGTCAGGGCCTTTTTGTTTTTTTATTTTTCCTCTTTCAACTCGTTCACTTCTTTTGCGTATGACTTTGTATCATCGACATACGATACGAATGACCTTATCATTAAACCTTTTCTGCTTCTCATGAATTCGAAGTCACTAACTTCACCGTTGTTATCAGTATCAACAATTTCTTCTGGATCGTCTATAAGATCAATGGATGTACTTAATGAACTTTCTAAATTTGCGATTGCTGACTGCAAACTTTGGAACGCTTCTGTTACAAGTTGTTCGTCATTCCACTTTATTGATAAATCTTCAAATTCCTTGTTTATTGGGTCAAGTTTATCTAACTTGGATTTAGCCTCTTGATAAGATATATTTTTTATATCAGTGTTATTTCCTATTAAAATAAGACGTTTGTATAATGTATCCGTTTCACGAATGAATTCTTCAATTTTTCTTTTATTATCTTCATCGGCCTTTTCTTCTTTTGCTCGTTTCATAAGTGCAATAGCATCCTTGTTATTTGGTTCTTCAATAAGGGCAGTATCAAAACTCTTTATGGCCTCGTCGTAGTTATTAGCTAATAAATCATCTTTCCCTTTTCTCATGTGGTTTTCAAATGAATTATTAAAACAGCCTGACAGTAATGTCACTGTAAACAGGAGTATAACCAAAGCTCTCATATAATCATCTCACCTTAAGATATTTGATTATAGTCTATCAGAGTCAGGAATATTGTTCCATGAAAATTATTTCTTTAATTCGCATTAGTCATCACACCCTTGTTTACAAAATATCTGTTACTGTTCGGAAATGTCTAGTAAAAGATGAGTTGAGAAAATAAGTTATTTTAACTTTAAGGTAAAGAAATAAATTTTTGTCGGTGTGTTTTGGAAAGGTTGTATTTTTGCTTTTAAAAACTATATACATATGTATGAATCGTTAAATTTTAAGCATAAGAGGCTATAATAACTGTATAAAATTAGTAGAGGTACATATGTTCGGAAGGTGATATGGGTATTTTGTCGTATATATAATAATACTCTACATAGGAAGTAGGTAGTATTATGCTTAATTTTGATATTGTTGATTTTGAAAGAGTAGTACCAAAGCCTCTTTTGGAGTTCTATTTAGATAAGCTTGACGTTGAGGCTGACAGAAGAGGATTCGCTACAATGTATGAAGGGCTAAATTCCTGTAACTCAAAGATTACTAAGGCTATTTATGAAAATTATAAGTATGCCGGGCGCACTGCAGTTAATATCTTTGAAGAGATTACTCTCCCTTCAAATTATCTTACACGTGAAAGGGTCATCAAATACATAAAAAAAGAAGTAGGCGCTGAAAATATATTTAATAAGGAATTTAGGCCGCCATTGAGTGACCATCCCCAAATTAATTATGTTGAAGAACGTAATAATTCTTTACTTATCCAATATGTTTTAAAGGGAAGGGAAAGAAGAGTTAGGAACGGATATGAAGTGGTTACCATATCCTCTGTGGAATTTGAATACGCCATTATTCATTTTAATGGTCCGAACTTTGTTGAACTTAGATGCGCGTATAATGCACATTCGAAATTCTTGGGTTGTATTGAAGGGTATATACGAGATAATGATGAAATCTATAAGACGCACAAATTTGAATGGTCGCCAGTAACTAAAACGACAAACGCAGAAGCGGAAAAAATTGCAACTATTCTATCAGCAGGTCTAATTGAAGCCGATCATAAAGACGATGGAATTTATGATCGGCATTTAGTTACTGCAAGTCCACGAGTGAAAGATCTTCGCCAAGAGAATGAATATATAGAACAATTTAAGAACAAAATGTTATTGTCCCAAAATTTAATAATTAACTACACTGAAAAAACACCTTATGGGGATTACAATAGGGAAATAAAATTCAAAATAAATTTGAATAGCGGGTTTCAATTTCTGAGCAAAGTGAGCGAACCAGTTATCGACTACGTAATGAAGGTATTTATTGACACACGGTACAGTTCAGATGATACTATGAAAGATGAAAAAGTTGTAGAAACGATTGCAGAGTGATTAGAAGGGAGGGAGCAGTTTGCTTGATGTGGCTAAGGTCGACGAAGCCTTGAAACTGCTGGCTTCGAAAAAAAGATATCGGTTTAATGCGTATCAAGTTGCATATTTGTCAGGCAATGAGGATGTCAACTTAGTATATCAATACTTATTGACTAGAGAGCCATACGTATTAACTAGGTCTTTTGAAGTTCTCTGTCCTAATGATCATTCAACAGCCACATATTCAAAAATTGAGGATATACCTCATAAATGGATAGAATGCAGATATTGCACCGAAGAATTTGTACCCGATTTGGATAGGATTTATATTGTTTTTGATTTCACTCCTTCATATCTTAATTCGATAAGTCAGGAAAAAGATGAAAAAAAGTCCTTCCACCCAGTGTTGATTTGAGCCTATTAGATAATATGAATTTTTCGCTGGGTGATGAAAAAAGAAATATTACTATTGTTTTTAAAGGAGAGAAGATACAGGTGAGTCAAAATGTTGATAATTCAGTTAAAATATCTGGCGGTAATAATCAAGGGAGTATTTTTGCAGCTGGTTCAAACGAATTTAGGGGAACAATTAATAACATTTCATCCTCTGACATTGATGAACTCGGCAAGTTAACAGAAAAATTGGTGGCGGCCTTACAAACAGAGGAACTTGATGGGGCCGATAATGAGGATATTATAAATGCAGTGCAACAGGTTGAGGCCGAAACAAAAAAAGAAAAAGTGAATAAAATTTCATTAAGAGGAATTCTAAGCGGCATAGATATGGTTATGCAAAATGTTCGTAACGTATCCAACAGTGCAGTTTCTATTTATACAGACTGGTCAGCTCATGTTAATAGCATAATATCATCGTTCTAATTAGGTTAATTTAGTATGTAACATCATAATAACACATACGGAAGCGCCGTTGTGCAATCGAAAGCATCGGGGATACCCTGCTGGCATACGCTGGTGGGGTATTTTTCTATTATTTTTCATTGGATATCAAAATAATCAGTTGAAAAGCCGATATCATAATTACCAACGAATGAATATTTAGGAGGATTATAGATGGTCTTTTGGATTCTTTCAGCTTTGGTAGTGGGACTTATTCTTTCAGTGATCATAGGTGCAGATATTACAGCCAGAAAAAATCGTAAACAACCGAAAATAGAGCGGATAGGTGAAGTGGTTGATAAACGAGTTAATTGGACCGAAGGATCGTCTTCAAAAACATTCTATATAACCTGCGAGTTCGAAAATAATGAGCGCAAAGAAATTATAGTTAGGGACGATAAATACGGCCTTTTTGTCGTAGGGGATAAAATCAAAGTAACAAGCCAAGGTACTTGGGACTGGGTAGAACGCGTAGTAGCGTAAGGTCATCAGGATATTTACAGAATCACCCAAACCGATTATACTTTCCATATAAATCCGAAAGCATCGGTGATACCCTACTGGCTAAGCTGGTGGGGTGTTTTCAAGTGTGTGAAAGCAATATTGTATGTATAATATTAACATACGTAAGGGTGATTGTATTGAGTATTAGAAGAGAAGTAGCGGAGGGTATTAGAGATTACAAAACTGCTGGTTTTGCAGAGGGGTTTGTTCTAGCTGAAATTTTGTTTCTGTGTGTAGTTACTGGTATATGGGCTGATAGAACTTGGTGGCCAGAGGGAGAATGGTGGGTTGGTGCTTGGGTTTTTATTGTGTGTCTACTTCTTCTTTTTGTGCCTGTAACATGTCTAATTATGACTGTTGTATTTAGTCTAGCTTGTGGTATAGCTGGCTGGATGATAGGTGATTATTTATTTGGGAATTTAGGCGCTTCTGTTGTGATCGCAATCATATCTGGAGCATCAGGTCTAACGATAAATATAGTAGGCTGCCCTAGATATACTTCAAAGCGTTTAGCCCAAGAGTTTATTGATAAACTTTGAAATATTTAGGAGGAGCGAAATTTATTCTATAGAATGACCATAAAGTATAGGTGATACTCTACTGGCCACGCTGGTTGGGTATTTTTTACGTTTAGGGGAGGAATACATATGTTTAAATGGATATTCACCGTACTAATTACAATCCTATTAGCTGGCTGCAGCATACAACAAGACGTTGTAAAGACCACTAAGAGTGACCCTGTAGCCGTTCCGGTAACGCAGGTATCTGCCGATACGGTCAAGCTGGAATTTCCGTCAGCCAAGTACCCAGAAACGGCCCAGCACATTAAGGAAGCCATTCAGGCGGGAAAATCACCAGTATGCACCATAGACCGTGAAGGAGCTGAACATAACCGGGATTTGTCATTGAAAGGTGTACCCACTAAGAAGGGCAAAGATCGCGATGAATGGCCTATGGCGATGTGCTCGGAAGGCGGAGAGGGTGCAGACATTAAATACATAAGTCCAAAGGATAATCGTGGAGCTGGATCGTGGGTAGGTCACAAATTGGATGAATATAAAAATGGAACGAAGGTTGAATTTATCGTTAAGTAGTAAAATCCCCGCTAACCTTAATTGGTCGGCGGGGTATTTTTTCTGTTAGTCTATTCTCTCCAGTATCCAGAAGGCTGCAAATTATCGTTATCGTATGCATCCTGTGCAAATATCACATTTATTAGTAACCTAGGGGGCAAGGATACAACAGTTTCACCGTTTGCCAGCAACTCCCGGACGGACTTGTCATCATCTTCTGTAAGATCAAAATCCGTTACGGGCGCATTGCTTTTTAGCCTTTGGTAATCATCATACACTTTTCTGAGTTCACTCGCTAAAAATGTGACCTCGGTTTTGCCCGACTCTCCTTGTAACCGCGCCCACATAACGGTTGATTCTTTCATCGACTGAGTAAGGATCGTCGGCCGGATTGGTTTATTTTTATCCCCGTCCATATTTCCGGTAAGATGTAAATTCATATTCATATTCCTCCTATTTGAACAATTTCCCGATCAGCTTAAACAAATCAAACGTACTGCGATTGTACACCTTATTGTAAGCTGCCTTACGTGGGTTTCTGAGCCATCCCCATCCCCGTGGCATCTTGAGTCCTGCACGGTGTACAATCTGCCGTTTGAGGCTGGTACGGGCGGCTATACGTTTGTTGATGCTTGTTTTACGTGGGCCGTATTTCATTCTGCTTCCTCCAATGTAGTGGAGCCTTTGAACATGTTAAGATCCAAATCAAACAGTATACCGATCCGTACCAACTCAGCAGCAGTAAAACGGTCCTTTTTTAATTTTAATGAAAAGGTGACCTCTTTAATGCCTACTTGTTCGGCCACCCATTTATTTTTATATCCTCGCTTATCAATTTCGCGTACGATCATTTCCGCGATGGTCATATCTTTATCAGCCTTTCAACACAATGATGAGGGTAATTACACTTATGACAAACCCGGCTAAGCTCATTGCAAAGCTGGCAACGTTTAACTTGCTCATATACGGTGTAACCTCCTTCGCTTCGTGGTATACTTAATTAAAGAGAGAACATAAGCCCCGTTACAATCCGCCTCTTTCGAGGCGAACCGTAACCCTCAGCTTACTACTTAAGTAGTAAGACTATGAGGTTGATGATCGCTGTCATCAATGTAATCAGGACCGTCAAGAACTGGATTACATCTTTGACTTCAGGGGACTTACGTTTTCTCTTTTTCTTTGCCATTCTTTTTCCCTCCCTTCTGATATTAATTATACACCCGAATTATACTATTGTCAAATAAAAATTATACAAAAGTATAATAAATAGGTCGTATATGTATATGCCATGGGTAAGGTTCAAGAATGATAAGAACGTTTGTTCGTTATATAATGAGTTCATCCAAACATCAAGGGGTGACATCATGATGAAATTGACATCGAAAGAACTGAGAGCCTTGAGTTATATCGAACAATTTATCGAGGTGAGTAAATATCCGCCAACGGTTCGAGAACTTCAAATAGGGTTGGGGCTGGCATCTACATCAACAGCATATGGGTACATGGAGCGTCTACAGAAAAAAGGCTATATTGAACGCGGAGAAAATATGCCGCGTGCACTTAAGGTGTTGCCTTATGCTCACTGATCGAGAACGGAAACTATTGCGTATTCTGTATAACTTTTCTGCACAACAACGGCGTATGCCTACAATGCAGGAATTGGAGATTAAGACAGGGAGGCGTATAGAGGACATACGAGCTGGACTGCTGGTCCTTGAGAAGGATAATTATATTCTGTGGGATGATAAATCTTCCTTGCGGGATATCGTAATTCTAGAGGGTTGGGAGCGTGGACAGATCAGGCCAATGTCCCCAGGTGATGCAAATAGGTATTTCACAGAATATTAAAACCCCGGATTGCTCCGGGGCTATTTTTATTCAAGACCAAATTGGGCTTTTGCTTGTAGCTTGTTACCTTGAAATGTGAAATTGGCATTTGCACCAAGACCGCCTTCACCTTTATACGAATACATGACAGTATAGTATTTGTCTCCCTTTTCGCCGACCTCTGAAAGAGCCTCGCCGGGACCACCGATAATTTTTGCCACTTCCTCATAAGTCATTCCGTTTTTTATTTTGTTATATTTAGCTTTGGTAATAGTTCCGGAATTTTGCGGTTCTGCTACTGTACGACCCTCAATTTTTCCGTTATATAGTTTCCAATTAGCTTCACCCTTAACGCCACGCGAACCGAGTTCACCATTGAAAGAAACAATATCCCCTTGGTTCAGACCGTTTAGTTCTGAACGATCAGAAACTTTTACGATGACAACATCTCCGAGTTTTTTCTTTTCGGCGCTAATATCTGACCATGATTCGCCGTTGTAATCTGCTGGTTTACCGTAAACATAAAGACTGCTTGAGCCAGCTTCAATGACCACACCTGACCATTTAACAACTTGATTTCTTACACTGTCGAATGTTTCTCCCTGCTTGGAAACTGGCATTCCAAAGAGAGTAGATGAAAACTTATCAAAAGGAAGCGATGTGTCAATCAATGGCTTTTTAGCATCAGTCTGTTCCTTTTGCGCTGATTCAGTAGTAACTTTTTTCTCTTTAACAGGCGTAGTAGCTACTGGTTTGGAATTAGTTTCGGTTGGTTTCTGTGTGTCTGCGACTGATATTCCAATAATAAATATTATGAAAGCAGCTAACCCAAAGAGAAACATTTTCTTAGCCTTGCCATTCTTTTTTATTAAAGCTATAGCCCACAAAACAAAAAACACAAAAAAAGCCAGCAAAGCAATTACAGCAATTGCAGTCATTACATAACCCCTATCTATTGGTAATATTATTATAAAAATAGTATATATGACCTAGGAATATTTTTCTAGTACTAAAGTTTTATAGATGGCAAATAAAATAGCTTGTTAGGAACAAATGTTCGTAATATAATCGATACATAATACATCAGGAGGCTACATACATGGGAAAGAAACTTGAGGGTAATGGATTATGGGAAAGCTCACGCATTATTTTACCTGAGCACAAAGAGGGATACTTGCGTTTGATGAAAGACCGCCAGCGGCGTGGTAAACCGGAATTGGATGATCAGGAAGTGCAACTAATCGAACAGGCGCTAATAGACTCTTACAACTCACGCACCGCCGTCACGGTGACCGTATTTAGCCCGTTCGACGACACGGTTATGACTGGTGTAGTTACGTCAATTAACACCGCTAGACGAGAAGTAAAGCTGTTTCGTGGGGAAGATGATTTTAGCTGGATTAAGCTAGAGGATATTATTTCGACAAATGCATAAAATACCTTGATTACCCAATAGACCGCTATATAATTAAGGTAACTTAAATATAGGGTGGTGTATGGTGTTAACCAATTTGTTCTATATAATTATGGGGGTCTTTGATGCACTTGCTATTCTCATGTTTCCTTTAGCTTTGTACATGCTCCCTATAAGAGAAAATAGGTATAAGATTATCCTTTTTGCTGTGGTTATATCTCTTGTATCCTTCTTGATGCGAATTATTTTAAATATTCCTAAGTTGGACTTACCTTTGCAGTTCGCACTGTTTTCAATATTTTTCCGTGTAGGGTTAAAAATAAAATTGCACTTGTCAGCTTTTATATTGGGTGTTGCCATAAGTGCTTATGCCACTATACAAATGGCTATTTTTTACGTATATAACTTCTTTGACATAATGCAATTAAACGTTCTAAAAGAGAATGCCACACTTCAAGTATTTCTGCTACAAGGGACATCTATACTTGTTATTTACCTCATTGCAGCGCTTTTAAAGTTATATGTCACAGGCTTTTCTTTCATAGTGGCCCCCCCACATGATTTCATCTGGAGGGAAGACTATAACACTGAAGAAAATAAATTGGTCTTAATAAGCACTATGTTTTCGATGGTTACGATAAGTTTAGGAGTAATATTGTTGTATTATTTAAATCCACTTGCAATATTGCTGGTGTCTATATTCACTTTTGGACTTTCTTATATCTTCTCACGGAGGAGTGATGAAGAGGATGCTAGAAAGGCTATCGAGGCGTATCGCGAACGAATTAAAAAAGGCTGATCCAGATGGACCCGGTAGTGTTGAGGTGTTAACTTACGCGGTTGGTATCAAACTTAATTGGTACTCTGGGTTAATACTTACAGTGCTATTTGGGTGGTTGTTGGGTGATGTGATTAACGCCCTCTTGGCTTTTTTTAGTTTTGTCGTGCTTAGAAAGTTCTCAGGCGGGTTCCACTTTCGTTCTCTAACATTCTGTGCTGTATTTTCAGCGGCTCTTTTCGCCAGTATACCTCTAATACATGTGGGACATGATGTTACACTATTACTTACATTCATAACAGCCCTAGTGGTCTTATGGGTGGCTCCAAATAAATCTGCGGACCTTAATCCATCAAAGCTAGATCCGTATTTAAAATGGATTTCCACAGCTGTTGTACTAACTAATTTTATTATCCAATCCCCTGTAATTGCTTTATCTTTCACGGCTCAGGCTATTCTACTTCTACCACGGAAGGGAGGTGAGCAACCATGAAAAAGAGTATCGCGCGTCTTGTATCTAAATTGTTAGTTAACGATGCAGAAAAATCTTCTAGATCCGAAAAAACATTGGTAGGCGCAATGCCGCTTCCAAAAGAATTAAAAAAGAATTAAATAAAGAAACGAACATACTCATATGGAAAACAGACAAATTTTTGCACCCGAGATACTTCCAAGTGGGGACTTTGGAAACAGGTATTCATTTTTAGAAAGCGACCTAATAGCCATTGAGAGATGGATACCTAAATCGAATTATGAAATACCGCTTTTTATCACAAATCACGGTAATTATACAGCACCTACAACACACGGGGAATTCGCTGTTGGATTCCCCGATTTCCTTAGTCTGGATACGGGAAATTTGGTTAATCTTAAAAATGTCTCCAGAGGGGAAACTGGTGATTATGGTGGTAAGGTTTTTTTCAGGGGAACCGATATGCATACCAGTGTTAATAAACTTAACTCAGTTATATTGACTGAGCTAATAGAAGCTGCACAGAAGCGGCCATCTGATCAACGGTTTATCATGGGCGTGTGTAATTCTAAAGCAGGCCTTTTTCCTGCTAGGGACGTTTATTATATGGACATGTGGGACCCGAAAAAAAATTATCACGTACCACGTTTCTATCATGCAAGTGGATTTTACGTGGTTGCGCTTACCCTACGCCAGTGTCAGGGGGCATTCCCCTACCTATACCCAGCCACTCCGGGTCACCTCATTAATGTATCCAGGGTAGCCGGATTTGAAGAACAGAGTTTTGGCATTATAGTGACTTTTAAAGATACGGATTATACGTGTCCTATATCGAAGCCAAAGCACAGAAAATTGAAAAAAATACTTCAAAAATAA